GGAATGGTATAGACCAATTAGAAAATCTTATAGTAGGATTAATTAATGAACCCGATAGTAGAAGACATATAGTATCAGCTTGGAATGTAGAGGATTTACCTTATATGACTTTACCACCTTGTCATTATTCATTTCAGTGTTATGTAGCGGATAATAAATTAAGTTTAATGTGGAATCAACGTTCAGCCGATTTATTTTTAGGTGTACCATTTAATATTAGTAGTTATGGTTTATTACTTGAATTATTATGTGCTGAAACAGGATATGAACCTGGGGAACTTATAGGAAGATTTGGTGATATTCATTTATATAAAAATCATATTGAACAAGCTGAAGAACAAATAGACAGATATAGTTTTGAATTACCTAAATTAGGTTTAACTTATTATGACATTTATAGAGGTGATTTTGATGCTATTTTAACGGATTATAAGTCTCATCCAGCAATTAAAGCACCACTTAGCAATTAAAATTTGGTTACCCGAAATATTGTTCGTATATTTACAGGGTAAATAAGTAATTAATTTAAAATAAAGGTTATGACAAAAACAGAAGTTAAAAATTTTAGAAATGATTTTCAAAATGCTATTTCTCAATTAGAAGAAAAGTATGGTGCTAAAATTTCTTTAGGTACAATCCGTTTTGATGATAAAGGTTTAAGAAGTACAATGAAATTAGAAAAAGGTGCTTCAACTGTTAGAATGACTAAAGAATCACTTAAAGTAGGTGACATTGTTAAAATTAATCATAGAACGGTTAATGAAAATGATAGATTTAGAGTAATTAAGATTATGTCTAAAAATATTAAAGTTGTAAAAACTAATGTTCCTGAAGGTCGTATTGCAGGAGAAATTAGAGTTTCACCTAGTTTATTAGAAGTAGCTTAATATGAAACGAGTATTAGAAGTTATAATGCTAGGTCTAGCAACATATGGTTTATTAACTTTATGTTCATGTTCAAAAGATGAAACGATAGAACCAGAAATAGAAGTGCTAGAGGAAAAAGTAGATTTAATAATGGAGGTGCTGGGTATTCCAGCTCCTCCTACTGGTACAGCAGGTCCAACTACAACTAATGAAATAAATACTTCATGGGAAACAGATGAATATTACTCTAGATTAGTAGACCCAGAATCAACACCAAATGATTATTTAGAGGTATTTTTAGATGAAGCCGAAGCTCATGGTTTATATTTTAGGGATAAAATTGAAAGAGTAATATGGGCAGGTTATGGAACTCCAGGTAGTAGGGGTGATTCAACAGGTTGGACAGGTGGTGCATGCAATGATGATTTAGTATTTATATCTGTCCCAGATGGTGAAGATTATAATTGGGGAATGATGTCCTTACCTCATAGACTTATGTTTATGTATCATGAATTGGGACATGATTTATTAAATTTAAAACACATTTGTGAACCAGGACATCATATGACAGGTTGGACAACTTGTATGGATTTATATGGTAACACAGATAAACTAAGACATAATGGTGAGGAAATTAACCAAAATGCTTTAACATATAATAATCCAGATCCGGTTTTAGATTGGAAACGCGCTACTAAAGATATGTTTGATGGGCATAAACAAGAACTTATACAATGTCAAAATTGAAATGTGAATGGTGTTTTGGAACAGTGGGTGTTGTTCCAATGTACATTCCAGAATCACCAGTATTGGAGTGGATGGAGGAAAAACTTATTCGTATTGATAATGATTTTACACAGCAAAAATTAACTAAGGAAGAGGAATATGAAATAGTAACATATGATGAAATGGTTAAAGCAATAAGGCGAGGTAAAGTATGTACTAAGTGTTGGAAAAAAGATCAAAGGTTATATGATAAGTATTATGATTCGGGTGACGAAGAAGACATGATAAGGTTATTATAATTAACTTAAAATATTTTAAATATGAGTAGTAAATTTTTTGGAAACAAGCATGATAAAAAGGTGGGTGGAAAGCAAGGTAAAATAAAAGGCAAAGGTAGGAATAAAACAATTAGAAATGTTGGTATAAAAAAATCGGGTAGGGGTAGATAAAAAAAAAGCAGCACGAAGCTCTTTACTACACACTATCACATTTTAATACGTATATACAATATGAGACAGTTATGGAAACATTGGGCAAGGGCCTTAGGTGAGAAAGTTGGTGAGGATAATAAATCAGCCGATCAAGTAGCATTGTGGAGGACATTTATAGTACTACAAGCTATTATTTGTAACCTTTTTATTGTAATAAACATAATTAAAGGATGGCTACAATAGATTTACATGGAATGAATCATGATGATGCCTCGGAGTTGGTTGAGGATACTTTATTGATGGCCTCGGTTAAGGGTGATTTTGATTATAAAGTGATAACGGGTCAAAGTAAGGCAATGCGGATGAAGATAATTGGGGTATGTGAGCGATGGGGATTTGGATATAATATTCCAGCGAATAATCAGGGTGAGATAAACATACAATTTAATAAACTATAAACAATAGATACATGAGTAAAACAAGTGCAAAACAGCGATACACACAACTAATGGAATGGTTGGCTATCAACAAGCGTTCAACAGCATCTACACGTAAACCAAAGCGTATGAGCAAGAACGATTATTATAAACGTAAGGGTGCGAGATAGGATTTGCCTGGGTATAATAATTGTTGGTTACATTTATTTTTGGTATACGGTTTTTACGATTGATTCATGGTGAGATAAGCCTTGGTTCAATTTCCAAATGTAAAGTATGACCAACAAGGTGTTAATGTGTCAAACAATTTATGTTTTAGTTGTTGTTATATTAAAGTATGAATGGTGTCTGTCAAACATATGGGGTGTTATATAGGATAAAAGCGAGGGGGTATTAACCCATTTATGTTGCGCATCCAAATTTTTCGAAACAACTCAAATATATACTTGTGAACCGCAATTGTTCACGTTTTTTATATGGAAATGTTTGGATATGTTAAATTTTTATCGTATATTTACGACGTAAATAATAAAGGTTATGGCATATAAAAGATTTGATAGACATGAGGTGTTTGAAATGTGTGATACACGTTTTGTATTAGATTGTATTCAGCAAGTTGATGACGCTGAATTAAAAAACATGTTATTTGGTTTGTTTGATGGTTATTATTATGATAAAATTCATCGTGCAGCCGCCACACATTTATCACTATCGATGTTTGAAAAGTTAGAAGACATATTAGTAAAAATTGATGACTCACTTATTCACGTAATGGAGATAAATTAAAATGAAATTAAATCAATCGGATAAAGAGGTGATATATCAGCTGGCGAATGACATTTATGATGCCGCTGGTAATCCTACTATGGTTCAGTCGTTGGCGCAAGTGCTTATCACGGAGGTGTCCAACGCGGAGACAATATATTAGTATACATTTCCTTTATTATTTTTTATTTTTTGAAGGGGCGTACCGTATGGTAGGCCCCATACTGTCGTACCGTAGCATACCGCCGCACGTAATATGTTTATAATACCATCGTAATTAATATCCATATAGCGTGTATATGCAAGCAAAAAAGTGTAGGGGGATTTACAGTTCGAACACGATCTTTACAATCGAGTGATATATACAAATATATACAAGAGCCCCCATTTGGGGGCTCGTTTTCCCATTATGGCGTCTTGGATAAAAACAGTAAAATAGCAACTTCTTTCTTTTAAAAGAACTTACGCCTAGGGATTAAATATATACAGACCGTATCCTACTAATAAATTAAAATTTATAATTACAATATTCCATTGTTTAGCTAACCATACTTGTGGTATTGATAAAATGGCACCTAAAACATATGTGTAAGCCCCTATCCCATCATATGGGAGCAAATAAGGCGACATCATAATAAATGCAGATCCCATATATCCAGCTCTATTAGCTAATCTTTCTATCGGGGTAAGCCTTCGTTGTATAACCAATAGGCGTAAGATTCGCATCCACCAACGAGTCTCACATCTTATACAAGTTTTCTTACCCGGATGCTTAAATTTAGAATGATTCCTTTTCTTACCACATACATTACATTCCCTAAGAGCACCCATATGTGTTACCGTAACATATTTTACATAGTTGACCGGCGCCCTCTATGTAGTATTGTCTATAATATATGTTAGTGCTTCTGTATTCTGGAGTCTCTACCCCACAACTAATGCACTCCTCTTTTTCCAATTCAATAGTCTTTTCGTTTTTTGTCTTTTTTTGCTCGCTCATAGTCAAAAGATGCTCTTCCTATGTAAGGATAAAAATGTTTTTCCTCCCAATGCATCCTATATTCATAACCGTTCTCAAATTCCTCTTCACATTGAGAGCATTTGATGATTTTCTTTCCCAAACCATTTAATAACCCCGTATTAAAGTCGGGTCATCCCCCATTTTTTTCATCCATTGTTTAATGTTTGCTAAACTTTCTTGAACTTTTTTCTCAAAAGCTTGCTCCATTTGCCAACTCCTAGCATGACTCTCCAAAACCGTCTCTAAAGTCTTAATCTTAGCATTTATTTTACTCAGATCCGCATAATTATCTTCATCCATCTTTGATTGAATATCCAGAATTAGCATATCTAAATCATCAGCTTTCTCCCTCAACATTGTATTTTGGATAGTCTGTTGGTTCTGTAGGGAAGATTGCGACGCCAGCATTGCCTCATACGCTACCTTGACTTTCTGTATCGCAATAAAATAATATACTATCGTGATAGCTAGCCCTCCATTAAAAAATGTTAGTAGTAATAGTGTCGAAAAATACTCTTCCATGTTATTTAATAATTTTAGTTAACTGTTCTATATGATCTTTTTCTATACGCTTTTTCTCTTTACCATTCTCCACTATTATTAGAGTTGGGTAAAATTTAATGTCATAATCATCTGCAATTTTCTCCCATTGGTCACCGTTAATATACAAAAGTGATATTTTGTCTCCAAATTGTCCTTTAATTTGTGGGATTGTTTGTTTGCATGCATTGCATTGCGGAGAACCAAATATTAGCATTACTCGTTTTGGGAGTATACTTAAATACTTCTTTAAATTATCACTCTTTAGATGAATCATAGTATATATGGATATTAGTATGGGACAATGTATAAAGGAGCCTTTCGAAGGACACGCTGTATTAAAAAATAAATTAAAAGTAATGTACATTCTATTTGGCTACCCGGGAGGCCTATCGTATATTTACAAGGTAAATAATTAATAAAAATAAGAGTTATGCTAAATTACGAAAACAAAAATTTTTTAAGTTTAAATGAGTTAAAAGAAACCGTTCCAACTATTTTTACTAAAACTGGTTCGCCTGAGGTTACCTCAAAATATTCTCATATTCCTACTGATAAAGTTATTAGTGATATGGAATTATTAGGATGGAAAGTTGTTGATGCTAAACAAGTAAATAGTAGATCTAAAAATAGTGGATATCAAAAGCATTTAGTTGTTTTTAGAAATAATGATGTTGTTATTGAAGGAAAAGATAATGATGTTGTTTACCCACAAATACTAATGACTAATTCACATGATGGAAAAAGTTGTTTTTCATTTCAAGCTGGATTGTTTAGAATGATTTGTGAAAATGGTTTAGTTATTTCTACTAAGCAATTTGAGAAGTTTAGAATCCGTCATATGGGTTATGATTTTGAAACACTTCAAGGTGTAATTAAAAATGTAATTTCAAATCTTGATTTAACTGTTGAATCAATGAATAAGATGAAACAAGTTCAATTAAGTGAAGAACAAACACTTGACTTTGCTAAAAAGTTACTTGAAACTAGAGTTGGTGGATCTAATAATACGTTTGATGAGCAAGCCATTAATCAAGTTTTAGAAACTCAAAGATCACAAGATTCAGGAAATGGATTGTGGGAAGTATTTAACAGAGTTCAAGAAAATATAGTTGAAGGTAATTTCAAATATATGACTAGAAATGGTAAGAGAAGATATGCTCGACCAATTAAGAATTTTAGACAAGATATGAAAGTTAATGCTGACATGTATGAAACAGCTTTAACGTATGTTGCATAAATTTCTATATAGTACGTTTGGCTCCCCAGGGAGCCTTTCGTACATTTATACTATAAATAAAGGTTATGTTTAAAAAATTAATTTTAATCCCATTTGTATTTCTAATTGCCTGTGATAAACAGGATGATATTGATTTTTATCCGTGTAAAGATGGAAGATGTGATTCTGTATTTTATGTTGATTCACCTAAATCATATCAAGATGGTAATGGGTATTGGCACGTCGAATATTGGGGTCCAAAGTATTTTACTGTAGCTGGAAAATTAGATGAGTTGTATGAAGAATATGTTGTTAATGATGTACCATTAGTTGAAGTTGCTTATGATAGTAATTATTGGGTTGCATTTGATGATTTATCCTTTACTATACCTGTATACTCTCCTTTTGGGTTACAAACTCAAACTGGTGCTCAAATACCTGTTGGTAATATAACTTATGATATAAGCGATATAGCTAAATTAATGGAACCTTTAAATATAGCGGGTTATCAAATTACTAAAAATACTTGTTTTGATTGCCCTTATTCAGATAGATTATTTGCCACTTATAGTAAATATACTTATAAACCCAGGCAACAATTTTATTTGGATAACCGAATGAAAGGTGATACCTTATCCGTTTATGTTAAAGCAACATTTAATACAGATAAAGGTTGGAGTGAAATAACAGAACATGAATTAAAAATAATTGTAGACTAATGAAAGAAATAACTTTAGAACAACACAGAGAAAATTTAGTTAACGATCTTATTGTATTAAATCGTATGGCTGAAGATTTATGGCAATATCATCCTGATAATAAGGATAAAATAGATATTGTTAAAAGTTTTAGTAATATTTGTGATAAAATCAAAGAAAAAGAAACCGAAATAGAGAAGTTAGATTAATATTTATAATGGCAATGGAACAGTTTGATGCCAAGTTTTATGAGGAGACAGGTCTTAAAGCCCATAAAAAGGGGTTTTTTAGGGAATGGACTAAATTAAGTGCTTCAATCAAAGAATCAGAGGAAATCCCATTATGTGATGCAGGTTATATAGCGTATAAACAATTAAAACTGCAAGGTAGTGCCTAATATAAACAAAATATTTGGGTTGTTTGATGATGGAAAAAACAGCACCCCAGCTAAGGAAATATATATTGATTTTATGTCAACACCCGAAGGTAAAATTGGGATGTTTATGAAATTGATAAATAATAATATTGTGTTTAATGAAAAAATAAAAGCATTCTTTAAAAAGGTAGATGGTAGTTTTGATGAAATAGGGACTAAAAAATCTTCAGAATTTACCGTATTTAATAGAGCTTGGTATTACATTAAAGATATAGATATAGATAAAAGTAATCATCTTTATGCTCTTACCAAACAGAATATACCTGTTTTGTTAGAAACACTAAAATTAATAATAAGATTTTTTGAAGAACGAGAAGAATACGAAAAATGTGCGCATCTTCACAAAATTTATAAGATTACTAATAAAATTTAAAAAATAGCGTGACAAAATAATCCCTTTCTTGTATATTTATATCACGGGTTGTATGAAAAAAGGGATAGGAACAAAGGTTATAACCCGGGGGGAATTTTAAAAAAAATGAGTTATGAGAAATAGAAATTTAATTAATCGAAAACTAGACAATTTAGAGGCAACATTAGCAACACTTCAAGGTATTGTTAATACACAAGCTCCTATTGAATCCTATAAAGCTAATATTGTTAAAGCTGGAGGGATTGTTGAAGAACTTAGAAGTATGGTTGAGGCGGAGCCTATGGCATCAAGCGAACTTAATAAATACTAATATATGAGTTTGACAGCCGAAAAAATCCAATCAAATTGGGGAATATTTCTTGATAATATAAGAACACATATTTCATCTAATAGAAAAGAAAAATTATTAGAATTTTATAAAAAATATGAGGAGCGTATCGTAATGATGCCCGCTGCCCATAAAAAAGAATATCATAGTGCCTTTCCTGGAGGTTATGTAGATCATGTAAACAGAGTAGTTAGGTGTTCTCTTAAACAATATGAATTGTGGAAAGAAGAAGGTGTTGATACTAGTACTTTTACTATTGAAGAATTAGTATTTTCTGCTATTAATCATGATTTAGGTAAAATGGGGGATGAAGAAAATGCCTCCTATATACCTCAAACTGATCAATGGAGAAAAGATAAGCTAGGGGAAAATTATATGTTTAATACTAAAGTACCCTTTGCTTCCGTACCTGATAGAAGTCTATATCTCCTCCAGGCACATGATATATCTTATTCATTTAATGAAATGTTGGCTATTAAGACCCATGATGGGTTATATGATGAATCTAATAAAAAATACCTTCATACTTTTATGCCCGAACAAAAACCACGTACTTCATTACCTTATATTCTCCACCAGGCTGATTTAATGGCTGCTCGTATAGAATTTGAACAAGAATGGCTACCTAAACTAAGAGGAGAAAATAACGTGGATAATCAAAAGAAAAATTTTACATTATCGTCAAAACCTAAATCTAACCTAAAATCTAAGGCTTTAAATACAGTTAAAAGTGAAGGTCTTAAAACCATGTTAGATAGTTTATAATGACATTAGAAATAATAATATACATTCTTGGTGCAGTGGTCGTAATCTTTGGATATACGACCATAAACCTTTTAATCAAAAACGAGAAAGCAGAGGATATAATTGTATCACAGCGAGAGTTTATTAATAATTTTCGATCATCAATTGAAGACGCAGATAAAAAACTTCAAGAACTAGACACTAGGGGTAGTTTTAGTTCAGATGATGAAATTGGTTGGTTTTTTAATGAAATAAAAAAGTTGCAAAATGCACTATCTCGATTTAAAACTAACAGTTAAAACATGGAACAACCTCGTAAAAGGAGGAAGAAGAGTAAAAACTATTTTACCCAGGATACCGAAAACGCCATTGTAAGATATAATAACGAACCAGATTCTGATGTTCGTAGTATGATATATCAACAAGAAATTCATTATCCCTTTTTCAAACTCACACAAAATATAATACATACTTTCAAATTCTACCATACTGAAGTAGAGAATTTGGAGCATCTACAACATGAAATAATTACATTTTTATTATCAAAAATACATTTATTTGATCCTTCTCGGGGGGCAAAAGCCTATTCTTATTTTGGTACTATAGTTAAACGTTGGCTTATATTATATAATACTAAAAATTATAATAAAAAGATTAAAAAAACGGATGTAAGTGAACTTTCTAAGGAAGGATCAAATTACACTTACAATATGGGTGATGATGCTGTAAAAAGCGATTTAGATAAATACATAGATTTATTTGTAGCCCATACTACTAAAAATATATTTGACTTATTTCCTAAAAAAAATGATGCTCAAATAGCGGATGCAATATTGGAATTATTCCGTAAACGTGAAGATTTAGATGTTTTTAATAAAAAAGCATTATATATCTACATTCGTGAAATGGTAGATGTAAAAACACCAAAGATTACTAAAATAGCTAACCAGTTACATGAAATTTTTAAGAGTAATTATATATTTTACCTTGAAAATGGTTACGCTCGATTCTAACCCTTAACTATATCCATATTTATGATCAAAAACATCATGGCACTGGATAACATTGTATTTGGAAAAAAGAAGTTTTCGGATATTTTAGGTGAAATTTATGATAACCAAAAAAAGAAAGAAAACCAAATTTCGGGGTTGATTTCTGAATTAAAACCTCTTGTAAAAGATATAGGTGATGCAACTTTAATTGTTCCTCTCATCAAAGATTATTTAGAAATTGGTGTCAAAAACGATGAACAATTAATTAAAATGGCCACTATAGTGCAACGCGCATTAAACAATACTAGTGGCGAAGAAGCATTGGGGATTAGTGAAGAAGAAAAACAACAATTAATAGAGGAATTAGATAAACTAAACAATAATTTTAAGGAAGAAAATGGCTCTTAAAACTGGAATTGCATATTTAGGCCAATCCTTAAATTCTAGTAGTGATATATCAAAGTTAGTTGATTCAATTGAAAAATTGCAACTACAAATGATACCTGCTAGAGTAACGGATATTGTTTTAGATGAAACTAATCAAGAAAAATTTCAAAAATATGGAGGGTGGAACGGAATAGGAACTATTAATTTTGAACCAATATCTAGCCCATCTTTTAAAAATAGTTTTACCCCAATTGCAAAACCATTTTTTCCACAATTTAAAAATTATCCATTAGTAAATGAAATAGTTTTACTTTTACATCTCCCAGATACTGAGATAGGTAAACAAAGTTCTTCTCAAGTATACTATTATCTAAATGCTATATCCCTTTGGAATCATCCCCATCATAATGCATACCCAAATGTTTTTGACAATAAAAAAGACCCAGAACAACGTAGAGATTATCAATCTATAGAAGGAGGATCTGTTAGGAGAGTGGAAGATGAGTCTACAGAAATAGATTTACAGGGAGATAACCCTACGGGTGGGACTTTTAATGAACAATCAGATATTCGTCCCGTTTTACCTTTTGTAGGTGATAATATATTTGAAGGAAGATTTAGTAATAGTATAAGATTAGGTTCAACTGCTAGGTCAAATGGAGTATATAAAAATAATTGGTCTGAAAATGGAGAAGAAGGTAACCCAATCACTATATTACGTAATGGACAACCTTTAGACTCGGGGGATGAAGGATGGATCCCACAAATTGAAGATATAAATAAAGATCTTTCATCAATTTATTTAACATCTAATCAACTTATTCCTATTAAGGCGGCTTCTACCAATTATACTGGGTTAAAAGAATCACCTATATATCCTAATTCATATAAGGGAGCCCAAATAATTCTTAATTCAGAAAGAGTTTTATTAAATTCTACTAAAGATAGTGTATTAATATCAGGGCAAAAATCAGTTTCTTTATCAGCTAATGAAGGAATTGGAATTTCTACTAGTGGTAGTATGGCTATTGAAAGTGGAGAATTAAAATTAGGTAGTTCTGAAGCAAATCAACCTGTTATACTAGGTGATACATTTATGCCCGAACTTGAAGGTATACTTGATACTTTAAAACAATTAGCTAACGCATTATCAACAGAACCAGCATTAAAAGTAGCTCCCTCAATTGCTACTCAATTAGTAGAGACAATAAATGCCTTTGAAGATAAGAAAGATTCATATAAGTCTAAAGTAGTAAAAGTATTATAATGGAATCAAAAGAACTTTTACAATTAGCAAAAGAATTTATAAAAACCGAAGCGGGTAAAAAAGCTATTGGTGTTGATCTTGATATAAATAATTTAAAAAAACAGGCTAAAGATACTAAAGAACAACTATCCCCAGAACAAATAGAAAATAGGTTAAAACCCTATATTCCTGTAATTGAAAAATACCAAATTAAAGGAAGAATATTTGATAAAACTACAAGTACACCCCTATCTAAGGCTAAAATCCAACCTGTACTAGCTACGGGTAAACAAGTTCAAAGTGATGACCAAGGTCAATTTACTATTGAGTTAGGTATTCCTATTCTTCCTTACAATCAAAAAGCATTAGTACAAACACAATTGCTAGTAATGGCTAAAGGTTTTGTACCTACAAATTTAGAAGTCTTAACTAGTGAAAGAGCAGTTAAAACTGATATAAAAACTAAAGGGTTAGTTAATATCTCAAGGGCGGCTGAACAAGCTGCTATAGAAGTAAGAAACCAAGTAAATGAAAAAATAGAAGAAGCTAAACAATTAGCATATTCCATTCCTGAAAAAGTAGTAAATATTAGGAGAAAGGCAATTTATAAAATGCAAAATATAATTTTATTTAAATTGATTCCTTTAGCTATTGGTTTACTTGTAATATTTGGGATTACTAAACTTGCAGATTTAAAAAAAGCCCAATGCCCTACACCTGATCAATTAAGACAAGCTGTTAGAAAAAGAAATAGTATTGTAAGGCAATTAAATCAAATATATGCAATGGTAGCAGTCAATACCGCTCTAGCTGTTTTATTTAATTTTATAGCTTTAAAACTTAAAGAAGTTAATATTGCATTAGCCGGTATCCCTACTACACCTCCTATACCTATTCCTTTATTGCAAATACAAAAAGTTAGAGAAGTAATTCAAGAATTTATTGATAGTAATAAACAGTTAAATATTGCCCTAATAGTTGCCCTTGTCTTTTTAGTAGCCGCTATTGTAATTTTGTTGTTAATTTTAAAGGCAATAGATCAATTAGTATTTAAGTGTGCACCTGATACTCAATTAGATGAAATAAATTCTGAATTAAGAGAATTAGAAAATAAAGCTAAAACTGAGGATGCAGTTGAACCAACTAAAAATGTAAATGGATTTACTTTAGAAGTTCAAACTGTAGATCAAAACGCAGTAGGAAATTTAAAACGAAGACAAGCTGTAGGTAAAAATCCTCAAGGGGTAGTGATAGTAAAAGGAGACCCCTCATTTAGTGCTGAAGATACTGTATTGATAAATGAATTAGCATATTATATTCAATCAAACGATTTAAAAGCATTTTAATTTAATATTTATAAATAACGTTATATCTGTATTATGAAACTAGACGTACTAAGAAAATTAATTAGAGAAGAAGTAAAGGGAGCAATTCAAGACGAATTAAAAGAAATTCTTTTAGAGGCTGTAAAATCAAATAAACAACCAATTCAAGAAAAAGCCCCTGTAGCAACTCCACCAACAAAAAGTAAAAGTGAATTAAGAGAATCATATAGAAATATTTTAGGTGATACTGCTGCTTCATTTAATACATCCCAAATTGATCAACCTTTAAGAGTTACAAACACTGATACAGCAGGACCAAATGGTCAATTGCCTGAAGGTAATGTATCAATGGATCAAATTATGGGATTAATGAATAGACAATAATGGCATTTGGAGCAAAACAAATATTTCCTAATGATACTAAACCTAGAGTAGCTATAGGTGTAGATATTCCATTTACTGGAAATTCTGTTTTTATCCCCAATTATCAAACTAAAGATGCTATTAAAAACAATTTAGTAAATTATTTTCTTACTAACCCAGGTGAAAGACCAGGTAATCCTGAATTTGGAGCAGGGTTAAGAGAATTTATATTTACACAAATTACAGATGATAATTTGGATTTTATAAAAGAAGATATCCAAGAAAAATTATCTGTTTATTTTCCTAGAGTAGTAGTAGAAGATTTAGGAATAAGTAGTGATAATGATAGAAATCAAATTACGGTAAGCATAAAATATTATGTAGCAAATACTGGTATATCAGATGATTTACAATTAAACTTTACATAATGGCCACTAATAGAGAAATAAAATATTTAAATAAGGATTTTGATCGATTTAGAGCTGATTTAATTAATTATGCTCAAACTTATTTTCCAAATACTTATACTGATTTTGATGCATCATCACCTGGGGTAATGTTCATGGAAATGGCATCATATGTAGGTGATGTTTTATCCTTTTATTTAGATAATCAATTTCAAGAAAATTTTATACAATATTCTAAGCAATCGTCTAATATGTACGATTTAGCTTATATGTTTAATTATAAACCAAAAGTAACTGGTTTATCATCTGTAGATTTAGATTTTTATCAACAAGTTCCTTCTAAACAAGTAAGTGGGTCTGCTGTTCCTGATTATAATTATTCTTTATTTATTAACGCAAATACACAAGTAACATCCACAGCAAATTCATCCGTTAAATTTATTATAGAAGATCCCATAGATTTTTCTGTTTCAAGCTCTTTAGATCCAACTACTGTAACTGTAGCTCAAGTATCAGATAATTCTCCCACATACTTTTTATTAAAGAAAACTAGAAAAGCAGTTTCAGGCACGATTAATTCTACAACATTTTCTTTTTCTACACCAACTGAATTCCCAACTGTAGAAATTTCTTCAACAAATATAGCTGGAATAATAGATTGTATAGATAATGATGGGAATGAGTGGTATGAAGTTGATCATTTAGCTCAAGATATGGTTTTTGACGGAGTTAAAAACACAAATGTAAATGATCCTAACAATTACCAAAATAGTGAAGATGCTCCTTACATATTAAAAAATAAACAAGTACAACGTAGATTTGCAACACGATTTAAAAATGCAAGTACCTTACAACTTCAATTTGGATCTGGTAATCCCGAATCAGTTGATGAAGAAATTACACCAAATCCTTTTAATGTAGGAATAGGATTACCATTTGAAAAAGATAAATTAACAACTGCTTTTTCCCCTACTAATTTTATATTTACAAATACTTACGGTATTGCCCCATCTAATACAACCCTAACTGTTAGATATTATACAGGTGGTGGGGTTGAATCAAATGTAGCGGCTAACAGTATTACTAGTTTAAATACCTCTACTATACAATTTAATAATACTAACTTAAATACTACTACAGCAAATTATATATTTGGAACTTTAGCAGCAAATAATGAAAATGCTGCTTCAGGAGGAAAAGATGGTGATACAGTTGAAGAAATTAGACAAAACACTATTTCACAATACTCATCCCAGTTAAGAAATGTAACATCGGATGATTATTTAGTTAGAGCTTTAAGTATGCCTTCTAGATTTGGGGTAGTATCTAAAGGATATGCTCAAAAACCTAAAGCGGATGATAACTTATCTTCATTATGTTTGTATATTTTATCTCAAGATCAAAACGGAAAGTTAAAAACTGGATCATCTACTTTAAAATCAAACTTAAAAACTTATTTAAATCAATATAGAATGATAGGTGATACTGTATCTATAAAAGATGCATTTATTATTAATATTGATTGTAATTTTGAAATTATAACATTACCTAATTATAATAATAACGAAATATTAACAAATTGTATTAACTCACTTCAAAATTATTTTAATATTAATAATTGGCAAGTTAATCAACCTATTATATATAGAAATTTATTTTCACTTTTAGATAATATTGAAGGTGTTCAAACTGTAAAAAAAGTGATTATAAGTAATAAAAGAGGAACATCTTCGGGATATTCTCAATATGCATATGATATTGATGGAGCAACTCAAAATGGGGTAATTTACCCATCATTAGACCCATCTATATTTGAATTGAAATATCCAAATCAAGATATTAGAGGAAAAGTAGTAACTTTATAAAATGGCAATATATAAAATCTTTCCGGTACGAGACGCTAGTTTATATTCAGCATACCCTAATATGAATACAGGGGATGATGCTATACTAGAAGTTTCAAATTTATTTCCTGACTCAGGGCAATCTCCTAGAGTCGCAAGGTCAATTGTTGATTTTGATGGAAATCAAATAGTAGAAGTATACAATAGTTACCTTAATGGTAGAACTTGGGATAGTAACTTAAGATTATATGCCGCAAATGTTCAAGGAGTAAATCAAGCCACTACATTAGAAGTGGGCTTAGTATCCGGATCTTTTGATAATGGTAGTGGTCAATATTTAGATTCACCACAATCAACAGATGGAGTTAGTTGGAATTGGAGATATTATTCAGGATCAGGTGCATGGACTACCCCAGGAGGAGATATTTTAGATACTACTTCCTCATATGGTCCTATTACACAATCCATGGATAGAAGAACTATAAAAGATCTTAATATAGGAGTTAAACAATTAGTAGAAATTATGTTAGGTACTGATAGTTTAGTTTTATATGGTAATTTAATTAGTATAGGTACGGATTCATTTATAGTAAAACTAGTAGATAGCCAAGAATTTATATCTGGTAGTGCTAATCAACCTCAATTTAAATTCTTTTCTGTTGATACTCATACTATATATCCCCCACATTTAGAGTTTAAATGGGATGATTTTTCTTATGAAACTGGGAGTTTATCCCCACTTACTACATCTGATGTAACTATAGCATTAGATGAAAACCCAGGTATATTTTATTCTGAAAGTATAAATCGTTTTAGATTAAATGTAAGGCCTACTTATCCTACTCGAACTTTCCAAACTTCATCTATATACACTACTAATCATTATTTACCTACAGCATCATTTTATGCCGTTAAGGATTTAGACACAAATGAATTTATAATTGATTTTGATTCAACTTTTACTAAAATTAGTTGTGATAGCACTGGAAATTATTTTGATTTATATATGAATGGGTTTGAACCCGAAAGAAATTATAAGATTCTAATACAAACTACTATATCAGGTAGTACATTTGTAAAAGATGATGATTATGTATTTAAAGTTGTAAATGGATAATGGCTCAAAAAGTAGATACAAAAAAAAGGGTATTTAATAAAGCTCAATACCCAAAAACTATTAATACTCAATTTTCAGAGTTGGGTGTTACTTCTATTGTTGATGCTATATCTCAAACACCTACAATTGAAGAATTTTTCCAATTATACGATGAATTATTTTATGAAATACCTACTTTAGGAGCTAAAAATTCCCATGAATATTTAGTTAAAACAAGTGGTGAATATATTAATTTTGAGGAAAATAATGAAATGGTTGAAGCATTACAACAGGAAATTACTTCATTAAGAGAAGAACTATTAAGTACTCAAATTGAATTAGCGGAAACAGTTTCGGGGACATCATTAAATATAACTGGATCATTAACACCACAAGAAGAAGGTTTAAATAGAGCTTCTTCAAGTACTTCCACAGGAATATCAAGTGGAGGTGGATCAGGTGCTGGCTCGTCTAGTGGGGGCTCATCTAGTGGAGGTGGAGGAGGATCCGGTGGAGGAGGATACTAAAAAAATATGGAGGAGAATATTCTAATTTTACCTATTAATCCAGAGACGTTTGCAGTACAAACGTATTCTCAAGAAGATGTTAATATAATACCATCATCTGAGGTAGATACTGCTTTTTCTCAATCTACGGATTATATTGAATATTATGTGTATGATGATAATAAAAATTTAATATTCCCAAATAATACCGAAGAATTATTTACATATACAATTAAAGATGGACATGTAAATTTAGACCCAATCCAGGATCTTAAAAGTTTAGGATATGATGAGGGTAATTATTTTATTAATTATTATTTTTATAAAAAACATTTAAGTTCCTCTATTCAGGAAAATTATTATATATCTGAAATTAGTGCTGATAGAACAGAAATTAGACTAGATTCATCAGTTATTAGTAATGATAGTATTATTTCATCTTCAAATGATTTTATTTCTTATAGAGAATCTAAAGATTATTTTGTTGATTTTTATTTAAATTTTGGTTCTAATAATTTAGTTATAGCTAATAACATACAATTAGATACTACTGTAGATGATAATCCTACGGTTTTAATTAAATTATATGAACCCCTACCTTCTGATTTTAATTTAAAATCACAGTGTTGGGTAATTGAAGATCTTTCTTCTGCAAAGGGATATCAAGTTAACTTCCCAATACCTATTTTTGAACCCCAAGATTTTTCTTTTATAGCGGGTCCTAATTATAGTTTAAATATTAAAGATGAAAGTGGAGTTTCTTCTGAAGTAGCAACTTATGATACTTTAATTGGGACCGATATTACTTCTTCACAACAACAAATAAATAGTTTGTTAAATGAAAAAGGAATAAATATTAATATTAATTATGAAGATAGATCGGAGTACATAAAATTTTCTTCTGCCTTAACTCGTTTAGAAAATTTTTATTATAAAGTAGGATTAATAGAAGGTTACCAAAATTCAATTGCCTCACTAGAATCTGATATAACAGGTAGTACTACAGGGTCAATTGCCTTTAGTTCATCTAAAGCTTCATATCAAGGAAAATTAGATAATGTAATTAAAAATTTTGATAATTATGAATACTTCCTCTACTACAATTCCGGTTCAACATCTAGTTACCCAAAATCAAGTACATCTAAGCCATACACCCTCTTCTCTACTGGATCAGCTACTGTATTAAATTGGTTAGGTAGTGCCGATCCTAAAAGTCCATATTATGGGGGTCAAGCTTTATCTGCTTCAAATTATGATCAACAAAATCAGGATTGGTTATATTTTTCAATCCCTGATTATTTAAGAGAAGATCCATCAAATCAAAGATATGAATTATTTGTTGATATGATTGGTCAACATTTTGATAATATTTGGATTTATACTAAAGATATTGTAAATAAATTTGATGCTGATAATAGATTAGATTTTGGTATTTCAAAAGATTTAGTAGCAGATGCTATAAAAGATTTTGGTGTTAAATTATATTCAAATAATTTTAATACTAATGATTTATTTACTGCCTTTTTAGGTATTACACCCTCTGGTAGTTCATTTCCATATAATGAAATTCAAACACCTTCTTTCCCTGTTACAGGTCAAAAAGAACTAATTTTATCCCCAATATCCGCTTCAAGTGATACAATACCATTAGATAATGCTAATAAGCGATTATATAAACGTATCTACCATAATATTCCATATTTACTTAAAACTAAAGGAACAGTAGCTGGGTTAAAAGCATTAATTACTTCTTATGGTATTCCTGATACTATTTTAAGGGTAAATGAATTTGGAGACCAGGCATTAAATACAACTCAAAATTGGGAATTAGAACAAAAAATATTTAATTATAAATTAGATTTAGATGGTAGTAATTTTATGTCATCCTCATTTAATACAAATGAAGAATTTGATTATCAACCTACACCTAAAACTGTACAACTTAGATTCCAAACCCCAGGTATACCTACGGGATCAGTAAATCAATTATTATATACAACTGAAACAAATCAATCAGCATTAGTTATAGAATATACTGGTTCTAGCCAAACAAGTGGATCTTATTCCGGTTCTAGAACAGATTTAGAAAACCAATACGGTACAGTTAAATTTTACCCTCAAGGAATTACTCCTGGAGCACCTACTGCCAGTGTTTATTTACCAATATTTGATGGTGATTGGTGGTCAATCCAAACTATTGTTGATTTTGATTCAACTGATACTGCTAGTTTGTTTGTAGCTAATAAAGGAGATCATTCAATTTTACATCAAGCTTCTAGTTCAATAGCTTGTACTTCATCTTTTTATGAAGGATCAGATTGGATACATTTTCCAGCTTCACAAAGTTTTTCTGGATATGAATTCTTTTCAGGGTCTTTACAAGAAATTAGATATTGGGGTCCTGCTATTAGCCAATCCTCTTTTGATAATTATGTTTTAAATCCCTATTCTTGTGTTGGTAATTCTCTTAATTCAACACCTAATGAATTAGCATTTAGAGCTCCTTTAGGTTCTATGCTTAATACAAGTTCTAGATCATCTATACATCCTACAGTTACTGGGTCATCAGTAACAAGTTCATTTGAAGGAAGTGCTACTTGGAATTTAATAGAAGACAATTGGGATATGTCTTATTTTTATTGGAATGCTTCTTCCAGTGCACATCAAGTAGATACTTACTTTTTATCCTCTAGTAGCTTTGCAACAAATAAAGAATCAATTTACTTAAATCAAGTACCTGTTGGAATAAAAAACCGTATTACAGATAAAATTACTCTTGAAGATAACATAATTCCCTCAGGAGACACTTTATCTCCTCTTGTTGCCCTAGAGCAAAAATCGTACACAACACAAAATTATACTCCTAATACTAATTATTTAGAAGTAGCATTTTCCCCTACTAATCAAGTAGATACAGATATTATTAATCAAATAGGTAATTTTAACCTAGGAGATTATATAGGGGATCCAAGACAAGTATCTGAATCTCGTTACAATTATCCTGATTTAGATATTTTAAGAGATGCTTATTTTGAAAAATATATTCACAGTTATGATGTTAGAGATTTTATTCGTCTGATAAAATTCTTTGATAATTCATTATTTAAAATGATTAAAGATTTTACTCCCGCTCGAACTAGTTTAAGTTCAGGAGTAGTAGTAAAACAACATATGCTCGAAAGAAATAAACTTAGAGCAACTCAATTAAGTTTTAGAGATGAACAATTATCAGGTTCAGTTAAACCATTTGTTCAAAATTATAATAGTGGGTCTTTATATCATGTTAGTGGTGGTGCCGCAGGAGTATTTAATACCTTTAATAATTTAACTACTTCACCTTCGGGTTCAGATGGTACTGGTGCTAATAATAGATTTGGGGTAGTTCAAGATTGGGATGAAACAATAGCTACTGTTTTTGGTCCTCAAATTTATAATAGAGATGATCAACGTGAATTTTATAATGGTGAATTTAGTGGTTCATCTAAAAGAACTAAATTACAAAGAGGAGAGGGGATAGCAGATGAAGATCCATGTAGTGCATATTATACTTGGAACAATATACCTGAATACTTATATAGAATAGTAGCATTATCAGGATCCGATGATGAATTTTTAGTTACTGAATTAACAGGAGGAATACCTCCTGCATTTACAGGAAGTGATATGCAATTCGCAACTACATTTAGTGTTGATTTCTTAGGTATAATTACACCTCCAACTTTATCAAATGCTAGTATAGAAGGTAGTATAAACTTTATATCCTCATCTGGTGGTTCTTCTCCATATTATGAATTAATACACCCATCGGGATCACCTGGTATTTTTAGAACTGCTAGTTTTGATATTAGAATACCAAATAAACCATTAAATTATTCAAACTATAATCAACTAATATCTGTTACAGCTAGTGCATTACAACCAACAGCATCAATTTTAACATTTAGTATGATTACAGGATCGGCATCAAATAGTTCAAGTGGATTTGAAGTAAACATTTATGGTAACATAACACCTCCAACAGTGGAAACAGCTAGTTTATATAATAATATAATTTATTCTCAATCAATAGGTAATTCTTACTATCCAGCTATTACATCATCATTAACAAGAACCGCTCATATTACAGCATCTGTACCTTATGGTTGGTATAATGTTGGCCAATTAATATCTGGTTCTGTAACTGATATTCAAGAAAATGTAGATCTATATACAGTATACTTAGGATATAGTTCAAGTAAATCATCAGCATGTAATAATATAAATAATGCATTTAGATTAGATAATATTATATTAAAAGATGCTACAGCAATCTATAGAGCAACAAATGATAGTTTAGGTAGAATACTATTTGCTAGTAGTGGATATTATTCTGATGGTAATATAGTAAGATATTGGACAGGAACTGAATTTACAACAATTAATAGGTGTAGTGAATTTTCGTAAAAAAAATATTTATAACAAAAGTTAAATGGCAGTACAAGATTACTACTTTGCGTTACAAAATCTTTCAAGATCAAATAAAATTTTTGGATTTTATAGTGGGTCTGCTAATTTTAACTATAGATTTGATTATTTAACATCCTCAGTAGCACCCGGAGCTGGTGATATAAGATTAAATAGTGGTAGTTTACTTCCAGGTAGTACAACGAATGAAGTAAGTGCTACTGAAATTTACTTAGATGAAGATGATATAAATAATAAAGAATCTATAATAAGTTTTTTAACCCAACTTGATGATTTAAATAGTAAAGGTACTCTTAGATTAGAAGTAAGTGGTAGTTCATCATATTTTATAGACTATAATATAGATAGTATACACACTGGTTCTAGTTTAACTTATATGATAGTAAGCGCTTCTAGTGGTACTGGTAATGTTCCATCTGGAGATGCTAATAATCCTATTTCTCAAAGTTATGCCCATAGCACTTCATCTTTTACTACTAGAAAACCCCTTATTGCTACATTTAATGGTAGTGATTTAAGAGGTTATCATGAAACAGATGTTACTGGGAGCTCAACAAAATATATAGTAGCTTCTTCTGGGTCTTTTGGTACACCTTCAACTGGTTCAATTCCAAAACCATTTAATATTGATTGGGGTGTTCCTGAATCTACTTTTATAGGAGCTAATTATTATCCTTCTAGTGCTGGATATGCATGGTTATGGAATGATGGATTTAAAGTAAAACACATTAAAATGAATAATGTGTCATCCACTGGTGCTATATTAAGTGATTTTATTAAACATTCAGAATGGGCACGATTTGTAATGTATAACCCAATTAATTCTACAGGTAGCTTTATTCACAATGGAAGTGGGCATTATGCTGAGGATTATCAATTATTTAATGTTACTAAATATAGTACTCAAAATTATAGTCATTTATTTGTAAATCAAGAATCAAAATTAACTTCTTTTGCTACTGATACTAATAGACCAGCAGATGTAACTGATACTTTCCTGGCAACAGGAGATTATGTTGTGTATGCTTCCTCTTCAGGTACTGTAGTACAACCAACATTAGCCACAGGTATTGATAAATCTATACCTCAAGGTTATTTCCCATCTTCATCTACTTCATATCCAACAGAACAATTTTTTAGAGGTTGGGCTGGAGCTAATTATTATGTTAATGGAACACTAATTTCTACTGGGGGTACATTAGATGATCCTTTACAAGCCTTTTATTCAGGTTCAACAGAAAGAGATAAAGATGGATCTGCTACATATCAACCTTCAACTCCTCCATTCTTCATTAACGCCTCAGCTAGTTATGTAGCAATCCCATCTTCAAGTTTTATATCATATTCTGCTCAAACTAACTTGACTCAAATAGGTCCTGCTTTTGTAACATCGGGTGGAGATGAATTAATTTATTATTATAAAGAAGATACAAATCAAATTGTAATTAGAGGTGGCAGCAATTTAGATACTAAAAAAACTGCAAATCCTAATTTTGATCCTTTATTTAATGTAGAATTAGTAAATATAAATGCTACCCCTACAACATATAGTACCCCAGAAGGATTTAATATACCAGTAAAAGAATCTCAATCATTATGGTTATATAGAGGATTAGCAACTGTAGGAACGGGGAATGGAAATTTTTATAAATATAATAGATTTTTACATAGACCTTTTAAAACTTATATTGTTACTTCTACTGGTTCTATAGAAGCAGGATATGGAGAACAAAATTATTCTAGTGGCTCTTATGGATCAGGATCTCAACCCGTAGGTCCACCTGCTAATGAATTTGAAACTGTTTATATTGCTTATTCCAGCTCATTAGCTAATGAAAGACCAACTGATGGTGTATATACTTTTGATACTACTCCTCTAGAAGAACTCCAAATAACAGCATCAGTTAATTTTGGATATACTTCAATAAATGTAATAAGATCATCTTCATATGGAACTGGTAGTTATGGTGATAATGAATTTGAATATGGCGGAACCGGAAGTGGAGATGATGTTAATACATGGCAAAGTGCTACTTTAAAATTATATCAAAATAATAATGTAATAGCAAGTGATGTAACATCAATTAATTCTACTAATATATTATATGGTTTAGAATCTACGCTAAAAACTACATTACAACCTTATGAAATTTCTATAGGTGATAATCTTAGATTAGCAGTAGAAGTAGGAAATGAATCATCTAATTTCAATTCATCACTTATAGTAAATAATTATACTATGAGTTTTGGTAATTTAGTATATCCTGCTCAAGATTTAGTACCTGTTACTTTCAATAATTATCTTGAACTTAACGATGATTGTGATCCTATTAATAATAATGTATTTGGACAAAGACCAAATGAACGTTTACAAGATGTAGATTATTCAGTAGATGTACTTAATCCTATTAATTTTGATCAAATTATAAAAGATGAGGCGGTTAGGGCAACTGTACCCGAATCACATTATACCCAGTTGGGTTCTTCATTTGCACGATATATAGGATCATCTACAAGTAGAAGACAAATAAATGAATATAATCCTAATGATGATGTAGATAGTACAAACTCTTTTTATTATCAGGCTGACATATCTACACCTGAGATTGTAAATAAAGGAAAAGGTTCACCATTAGGTAAAATACCTAATGTACAACTAAGAAATTCATATATTGCTTATTTTAATAAAATAATAGATACATATCCTAATTTAAATGGAAAAACGGCATATTATGTTAAATATTTAATTGATGAAAGTGGGACAATATACGATCCTACATTATCAGACATAAACTTTTCACTTTTTGAAAAAACTTTCCAATTGTATGATTATGATGCAAAACCAACAAGAGTAAAAACTAGTTTACAAAGTATAGAGGAAGCAAAGGAATTATCAAGATTAAATAAAGGATTATCTTCTACTTTTAAATTAGGTAAATATCCATCCCCAATATTATATTCTCAAACCTCAAGTTTAGGGCATACTAATAACATTATTATGTCTGGAAGTCCTTTCTATGGTACTTTAGGAATTGGGAGTGGGTTTACAAATCTTGCTGTTAATATTAATGCTGCTCAATCAAACTCCGATTTCCCAGTTGCTTCAACAAATAATGATACTGAAGATTTAACTGTAGGGAATCAGTTAACAACTGCTAGTTTTGCTAGTGGTGATATTACACCTTTTACTACTAATACTACTCCAAATCTTCCTACTGGTAGTGCTGCTAGTACACTTTTATTCCCATTAGATTCTGCGGCAATTACTCCTAATACTCTGGGAGCAGATCTATCAGATAAATATGAAGTTGACGGTGAATTTATATTTTACTCATCAACATTCCCTGCAAGATATAGAAGACCTAATGGAAGTTCTAAACATTGGCAGAAAGGAGATTTATATACTTCAAGACAATCTAAGGACAAATATAGACAAATTGCTAATGTAACATTAGCCCCATTTATAAAAGTACCAACTAACCCTAGTGAAGTATTTGTTGCTAATAGCAATAATTTTGAAATATCCCAAATTACTTTAACCCCAATTGAAAATGCGGGATTATCAGATGAATCTGTTTATAAAACTTTAACTATTGAACCAAGTCCTAGTGGATTTGATCGTCAATATTATATATCAAATAATCAAATTGAATTTAAACCAGATAGTAGGTATTTAGAAAAAATAATTATCCAACAAATATATGGTAATTCTGACTGGTCTTCAGATAGTACAAATAGAAAAGAAGCCCAAGTATTAATTGGAGGAGGATGGTATAATGATGGTCAAGGAAACATTGGTATAGATGGAGCTAATGTAGTATATAAATGGAGTATTAAATTTAAATTAAAAAATGTAAAACAAGGATCAGGAATGTTCCTTAAAGTTAAAGGGCAAATAACCCAACCTGGTGATAGTGGAAGAAATGATGATTTCTTTAGATCCTATATAAGAGATGGGGATTACATTAAAAATGGACCTTCATGGAGGACAACATTTAACCCAGGATTAACTAGTGGTTATAACACTAGCCCAGTATTAAAATATAATATTACATCACCAATTGCAAATAGTGATCAAAATGTAAATGGAGCTGTTGGACCATATTGGAGAAGAATCTCGGGTACTACAGATATGTTATTTATGTCTTCTTCTATATTAAATCAAGCATATGGTATTTTTGATGAAGATGGAAATAATACTAATGGTCAATACTATGTTCAAGCTAAAATACCTTATGTAGGAGATACAGAAGTAGTATTCCCATCTACTATTGAACCTGACTTTGTAGAATTTGATCCCGTAGTTGATCCTTGGTCATTAGAAATAGGAGATGAAATTAGATTTGAAAATAATGAAGACTTAGTTTACACTATTACTTCAGCAGGTGGAAAACAGGGAGTTAGACCACCTATAGATCCTTATAGTACTAATCCTGAAAATGATGGTTTACATATAACCATTGCCCCACCATTTGAATACACATCCTCAAATGGAGATATTATAAATAAACAACCAACAAATTTAGATTTCTTTGTGGTAAGAAGATATAAAGAAAATAGAAACTTTATAATTTTAGATCAACAAAAACCATATGGTTTCCCTGTATCTGCTTCTTCTTCACCTGGTATTTTATTACCTGAGCATAGAATCGAAAAATATGATCGCAATCCTGATGAAGTACTTAAGGATTTAATTGAAAAAAGAATAATTTAATATTTATAACAAAATATATATATTTACAAAATGGGATATCTAAATAATACTGTAATAACTGTTGATGCCATTTTAACAAAGAAAGGTCGTGAATTACTTGCTCGTAACGATGGTTCTTTCCGCATCACACAATTTGCTCTATCTGATGACGAGATAGATTATACTCTTTTTAATCCAACCCACCCATCTGGATCTTCATATTATGGAGAAGCTATTGATGGAATGCCATTATTAGAAGCATTTCCAGATGAAAGTCAAATTATGAAATATAAGTTGGTAACTCTACCTCGTGGTACAGCTAAATTACCAGTGTTAAATCTTGGTTATGATGCTATTACACTTAAACAAGGAGCAGCATTAGCTATTACACCACAAACATTAAATTATTTAGATAACGAGCAAACCTTTGAAACCAGTGGATATTCAGCAACAATAGCAGATACTAGATTAATGAATACTTTTACTGGTATGGGTATTAATAGTGAAGCAGCAACAGCTCAAAATGCTACAACTACATTAGGAACTAATGTTTCTAAAACAGTAATTGGTTCACAAATTAATCTTAAAGCAACTACTGTAAATACTTTATTTGGTTCTAATACAACTATTAGAACAACTTTAACAGTAGTAGGATTAGATAGTGGTGCTAGAATAACTATCCCAATAACCGTTAATAAAACTGCAACATAATAAGCCATGGGATTTAAAAGATTAGAAGCCGAAGATTTTTTAGTTAGTGCTGACTCTGTTTCATCAACAGTATGGAGTGGGAATGCTCCAACATTAAGTACTTTTTTTACTTCATCTGCTCAAGTAGGAGACAGATCAGGAGATTATTATTATGCCGTATACCAATCCACACCATCTGCCACAGATGCTGAGGTTCAATTTGATGTAGCTTTTGCAGATAAAGCAGGTAGAGGATCTTTAGCATTTAATGCTGATGTATCTACTACTTTATCTTATTCTAGAACAGTATATGGTCAATATAGAAGTTTAGTTTTAGAAGATGAAAACTCAGATTTTTCATTTGGTGGTGTAACTACTAACCAATATTTTTATGTAATATCAATTAATAGAGCTAGATATAAAGAAAAATTATTACCTGGTTCTATGAATTTAACTTTAACAAATGGTAGTAGAAGTGTTGTTTTAACTGATAATTCAAAGGATGTAACTTTACCTACATTTTATGGTACTCAAAGAGCATTTGAAGTAGTAAGTGGTTCAAATGGAGCGGCTTATGCTGGAAATGGGTACGCAGGAGCAGGAGGAAGTAGTACTACTATTGGTTCTTACGGTTTATTCCTTCCCGATTCTTCCACTATAATACTAAATGGTGCCGCTTTAGATGATTCAACTTATGGTATTGCTTTAGGTACTAATCTTAGTGCTAATACCGATGGTTTAAATCAAGGAAAATTATATAATACTATATCATCTGGTGCTTCTTTTACATTAAATTCTGAAGAAACAATTACTTCAGATTTTGTATTTATTAGAGCTAGAAATAGTGAATTTAATTATTCTGAAAATCCATCATTTATATCAGGTTCAACAGGTGAAGTAGTGTACAGTTATTTTATTAATAATCCTCAAGTATATCCTACTTCAGTTGGTTTATATAATGATTCAAATGAATTATTAGCTGTATCTAAATTATCAAGACCTATACAAAAGAATTTCACAAAAGAATCTTTAGTAAGAATCAAATTAGATTTCTAATGAATGGCCGCTTTCAAGACTCTCAATGCTCAGGATGTAATAGTATCACCTCTTAACTTAAACAAAGGATTTAAATTTGAGGGACAAACATCATTATCAGGAAGCAATGTCAATATAGGAAGATATTTAGGAAAAAATACAAATTATTTAACAGATCAAACTTTAACTGGGCCTTCTAATAATAGAAAGGCTCAATCTTTAGTTTATAATCAAACAAAACAATTATATTATTCAAATTATATATCAGGTAGTGGTGAAACTTCAACAGTATCTACTGCTAGTTTTAATCCTGATGGAACTATAACCGGTAGAGCATATTCACCTTTATATCAAAATTTTGAAAATACAACTTTAGAAGCCTATAGATATTTTCCAACTGCTTCTAATTCTACTATTGGAGTATTATCTATACCTCAATATATGTATGGTGATTATATACAACCAGAATCATTTAATTTTATTACCCCTAGTGGTAGTTATGAAGATGATGGTGAAGGAAGATTAATTTCTGGATCTACTTATATAGGTAATATTATTTATGAACATGGTATTATTGTATTAACTGGAGGAGAACGAACGAGAAATTATTGGGATGAAGAAATATCTACATTCGTTAGTAATTTAAATGTAACTTGTTCATTTTCTAGTTCATATACAATATACGAAACACAATACAAGTGTACTTTAGGAGAAAGTGAATATAACTTTACTCAAAATCCATCTGTAATAAGTGGATCTAATGGTACACCTTGGGGTTTTGCAACTAGTGCGTCTTTTTCACCATATGTAACCACAGTGGGTTTATATAATGATCAAAGAGATTTAATTGCAGTTGGTAAATTACCCCAACCTTTACCTACTTCAAAAACAACTGACACAACTATATTAATAAATGTAGATAGACAATAAAAAAATTATATTTATAACAAACAGTAAGTAAAATGGCCAAAGTACTTAATTATGAATCACAAATAGTCCAAGGGGCTACAATACAGTCATGGCACGTCTCCCAGTCTGTAGATGCCCTAACTGGAGCTGAAGATTACGATATAACAATTTCAGGTTCTCTTGTTGTAACTGGATCTCTTAAAAATCCAACAATAGCAGAAAATTCTAATACTGCATATAAAACAGTAATGGTTGATACTTCTACGGGAGAATTACATTTTACTGGTTCTTATGGAGGTGGAGGAGGATCTGCTGGTACCTCGGGAACAAGTGGAACAAGTGGTAATGATGGAGCAGCTGGGGCGGCTGGAACCTCAGGAACATCAGGTGTAAATGGATCTAATGGAGCAAATGGTACATCTGGAGTGGATGGTACTTCTGGTACTTCAGCTACTGCTGGTACATCTGGTACTTCAGGAGTAGATGGTAATGATGGAGCATCTGGTACATCAGGTACAAGTGGTACTTCAGCCGTAGATGGTACTTCTGGAACCTCAGGAGATGCTGGTACATCTGGAACTTCAGGTGTAGATAGTACTTCAGGTACAAGTGGTACCTCGGGAGTTTCAAATGATGGTACTTCAGGAACAAGTGGTACATCCGCAATTGATGGTACATCTGGTACAAGCGGAACTTCTGCTACAGACGGGACTTCAGGAACATCTGGAGTTGATAGTACATCCGGTACTTCAGGAACAAGTGGTAGCTCAGGTGTTTCAAATGATGGTACATCCGGTACTTCAGGCACATCAGCTATAGATGGTACTTCTGGTACTTCTGGTACATCTGGAGAAGATGGTACTTCAGGAATTGATGGTACTTCGGGAACAAGTGGAACATCTGGTACTTCAGGTACATCTGGTACTTCTGGTACTTCGGGAACAAGTGGAACTTCTGCTACAGATGGAACATCCGGTACATCTGGAACTTCTGCTACAGATGGAACATCTGGTACTTCAGGTGTAGATAGTACTTCAGGTACTTCAGGCACAAGTGGAACAACAGGTACATCAGGTACAAGTGGTACTTCAGCCGTAGATGGTACTTCTGGTACTTCTGGTACTTCGGGTATTGATGGTACATCAGGTACAAGTGGAACATCGGGTACAAGTGGTACTTCTGGTACATCCGGAACTTCAGGTACATCTGGAACCTCTGCTACTGATGGAGCAGATGGTACTTCTGGAACAAGTGGTACTTCTGGTACATCCGGAACTTCAGGTACATCTGGAATTGATGGGTCCGCAGTATTAGTACAACAAAGTGGTAGTACTGTAGCTACAAACATAGATGGAATTAATTTTACAGGTTCAGGTGTTGCAGATGTTGTAACTTCGGGATCAGGAGTCACAGTAACACTTGAAGGTGGTGGTGGAGGAGTAGATGTAGTATATAATACTGCTATGAGATATGTTGCTTCATCAAATTCTACTCATAGATTAGAATTAACTTCTACTGGTGATTATTTTGGAAGTAAATCATGGACTAGATCAGGTACTACACTTACTGTAACTAGTACTAGCCATGGTCTAAGTAATGGTGATTGTGTAATGGTTCGTAATGCTAATCAGGATTACAAATATTCTGCTGTTGCCGTATCAGATGCGGATACATTTACATTAGATGTTGATTCAACAGGAGGAACTGCGGGTGATAGTGCAGCATACGTTCCTGCATTTAGCGCCAGTGTTACAGATAATAGTGGAGATGTAACTGCAATATCAATTACAGCACCAGGTGCTTTAAGTGGTAGTTGCCAACTACACGGGTTGTTAATATATGCTGATAATCAGGAATCAGCTCCAATGCAAGTGACATTACCTGCGGGTACACAAGAAGGAGCTGGAACGTTTGGAAGCAAAACGGGTATTAATGTAGCCAATATTTCAGGTATTAGTGCTACAGGTACAGGTAATTCTGGTAATATCCCAACAATAAATCAACAATGGAATTTAGGTAGCAATTATAATATATTAAAAATAACGGGAATAGACAATTTCTCTCCAATTATTGTAAAGGCTCAATTATTCTAAAAATATAATTGTAGATGGCTCAAGACCGATTGTTTTATGGCGCAATAGATAACGCCACTATATTTGCTAATGGTACTAATTCCTTTATAAGGATAAGATTTGATTGTGATACCAGTTCAACAACATTAACTAATGTTGTAGATGTTAGTGGATATTTTGGTGCTAATGATATAATTCCTGGTCAACAATTAATAGCATCTTCAAACTTTCCTTCGGGTGTAACTATTGTATCTGTTGATCTTGGTAATAATACTATTGAAGTAGATGCCGTTCCTTCAGCTACAGGAACTAATAGATTAGGTAGAGTTAGCCCTCCTAAAGGACAATATTTTATTAATTCTGGGTCATTAACTTCACCTACAAATAACCCAATTAATTTTAATAATATTACAGGTAGTGAAGATTCTAATTATCTTCCTACTGATAATAAATTTGGAGTACTATTACTTCAAGCATCTACTGCTTCATTATCAAGTGGTATCTCAGGTGAGTTTGCACAATATGAAATTAGTAGAGTACAAAATAGGCAAAATACCCAACAAGCTTCATTTTATATAACTAGTAGTGCTAATGGAATATTAGCAGAAGAGGATGATAAAGCAGCTTCATCTGGTATTACATCATTTGCTATAGTAGAACTATCTTATAGCTCTTCTTTAGCTACTATTTTTAACCAAAACGTAGCAGGAACTCCTGCTGGTGGTTATGAAGTAGGAGCTTATCAAATAGCAGTACAAGAATTTTTAGATGATATAGGTCTTGATGTTTTATACACAGGATCATATACTAAAGGAAATACCCAATTTGTTAATTTTACAGGTTCAGGAATACAAGATATTACTTTAACCGAAAGCTTTGGTAAAGAGGGTGTTAATATAGTTATTGAAGGTGGTAGTGGAGGTGATGATGATTGGTATATAGGATCAACATTTTTAACTTCTTCTAGGGATGTTCGCATTACAGGATCACTTTTAGTAACTCAAACAGCATCAAATCTTGACTTTTTTGTAGTTAATTCTGCTAGTTATGATGCTTTTAAAATTAACTCAGAGGGTGTAGCACAATTTTTTGCAAATATAGATGCCCCATCACCTTCTGCAACTGCAGACTATGGAGGACTTTACTTTCAATCTTCTTCAGTTTGGGCTGCATTAGATTAAAGGTTATGAATACGTATAATCGATATAAAATTTTATTTAATTAACTAAAAACAATTATTCTCAATGGCAACTTGGAAAAAACTCGTCGTTTCGGGTAGTAATATATCTCAGTTAAATAATGACTCAGGATATATAAGTGCATCACAGGTACCAGCAGCAGGAAATTCATTCTCTACTGCTTCATTCTTGAGCACGGAATTACTTGCAAACGATTCACAAGGAAATTTAACCTTTGCCTCTTCGTCAGGAGCTGGGTTATTAATGACTGCTAATGCTGGAACGGATACCTTAAACTTTAGTTTAAGTGCTGTACCTAATTCCTCATTAGCCAATGACGGTATAACATTTGGTGGTGATGATGTATCCTTAGGAGATACAGTAACCCAATTAAATATAACTGGGTATACAGGCTCATTTACTGGATCCATAGCGGATGGTACAACAGCAACCACACAAACTGCAGGTGATAACTCGACTAAAGTAGCCACAACTGCTTATGTTGATAACCAAATATCACAAGAAGATTTAGACTTTTCAGGTGATTCAGGAACAGGTGCAGTAGATTTAGATTCTCAAACATTTACTATTGCTGGTGGAGCAGGTATTACTACCGCAGGTGCTAACCAAACATTAACTGTTACAGCAAATGTAGATGATTCTACAATCGAAATTGCTACTGATAGTCTTCAAGTAAAAGATTCTGGTATCACAAATGCTAAATTACAAAACTCTACCATTACATTAGGTACAACAGTAGTTAATTTAGGAGATACAGTTACTAGACTTCAAACTATTACAGATGCTACTGGTTCATTTACTGGTTCATTTACTGGTGATGGTAGTGGATTAACAGGAATAGCAACCACGTTAAATTTAACTGATGGTTCAAATGCTCAAGCAGTTAATCTATTAACTGAAACATTAACATTCTCTGGAACAGCTAATGAAGTTGAAGTTAGTACAGCAACAGCTGATACTGTAACAATTGGATTACCAGATGATGTAACAATTGGACAAGATTTAACAGTTACTAGAGATGCTACAATTTCTAGAAACTTAACAGTATTAGGTACTGCCTCATTCCAACACACAGAAGATTTAGATGTAGCTGATAGATTTATCAGATTAGCCTCTGGATCAACTTCAACAGGAGATGGTGGTATTGTAATACAACAAACTGGTGCAACAGATGGTGAATGCTTCGGATTTGATGCAGCTACAACTCGATTTGGTGTAGATGCTTCATTTGATGCTTCCCAAAATGCCTTTACACCAGATGCATTTATGGCAGCGGCTATTAATACTAATGGAAATGATCCAAATGGTGCTAATGACCCAGGTGCTAGGTATAATAAAAAAGGTAACCTATATGTTGCCGGTGATAGTGAAGACATTTGGATATATTCATAATTTTTAATTATGTTTAATTCAAATGGGTTTCAAGGCAAAAAATGTTGAAATTGGGAATATTCCAGATTGGATGGTGGAGCAAGCTTCACCATCCATATCATGGGAAAGACACAAAGAACTTTTAGTAGAAAATTCTCAAAAACTTCAATCTACGGTTAATAAATTAAATGAGGATGTTAGAATTTTAAAAGAAAGACTTTCTATCCTTTCAAGTAAAAATAAAAATTCTTTAGATGAACAGGAATTAATGTTTTTACTCCACTTTATAAAAGAAGCCAATTTCAAAGGTGGTCAATTGGAGCATGTTTTCCAAGTTACCTTAAAGCTTCAAAACCAATATAGGTTTCTTGAAAAAGATCAAAAAAAGAAGAGTTAGCTTGATAGTTAGCTCTTTTTTATTCATATTTATGAGTATATTATAGGCCCGTAAGGGAAGTGGGCAGGCAATCCTGTAACCAACCATAATAAATTGTTAATATGCCAAGTTGGAAAAAGGTCATCATATCCGGAAGTGATGCCGCTTTAAATAGTTTAGATGTAACAAACGGTTTAACCGTTACAAGTAGTGTAGATATAACAGGCTCACTAACTTCGTCTAACGCTCAATTCATAAATTTATCTGCTTCAAATTCAACAACTGCTCTCGTTGTAGATGGTAGTGGAAATGTTTTTACTAATGTAAGAACGGATGCTGGAGGTTATCAACACATCCAAAATGTAGCTAGTAGTGTATGGAATATAACACATAACTTAAATACTAGACCCCTAAATGTAACTATTGTTGATTCTAATTATGATGTAGTTTTAACAGAAGATATTTCTTTCCCAACAGCAGATACAGCAATAATTAATTTCCCCCAAGGTACCTCAGGTTATGCCATTTTATCTTCAGTAGAAGCTTCTTATACTGCTTCTGAGGATAATCTTCAAATGGTTACAAATAGAGGAAATACTACTACTAATGATATGGTAGTAACCTCTTCATTAGCAGGAAATACATATACTATATTATCTACAGGTAGTATAGAAACAACTCATGGTGTAGATGTTGGAGGATTACTTACAGTAACCGGAACAGGTACTTCACAATTTACTAGCCATTTACAATCTCACTGTTTAGGGGTAGGTACATCTCCATCAACAAATGCAGGTACTATAGTAGCTTCTTCAACTGTCACTGCTACTAACTTTATAACAACCTCTGATAAAAAATTAAAATCTCAAATTACTGAAATTGGAGAAGGATTAAAAACATTAAAAGAATTCACTGCCTACGAATACATAAAAGATAATAAACCTGATGCTGGTTTTATAGCTCAAGAAGTTCAAGAAGTTTTACCTTATGCAGTATTTACTGATGATAATGGACATTTAACTATGAACGATAGACCAGTATTAGCTCATATGCATAAGGCAATATTAGAACTAGAAGAACGTATTAAAGCTATAGAAACTAAATTGGGATAAAATGGGTGTACCAGTAGGAGGAAATTTTGATATGTACTCATCATCAGCGGATGATGAAAAATCTATTGCTGGAGGTATTAAACAAGGAGGAGATAATGTTGATGGACAAACCACATTTACTGGTTTAATATCTAATTCAGATCAAGAATTTTTTGACCCCGATTTTGCTGGTTATATAACTAGTTTAAGCCATGTATCAGAATCTATACAATATAGAAATTATCCTGTAACCCCTGCTCCTACACCTGCTCCTGTTTCAACTCCTGATCCACCAACTTCACCACCTACATCACCACCAACTCAAGCTCCTACTCCTGCACCGGTTACTGCTGAACCTTGTACTATATATAGAGCATATGATAATAATGGTAATGATGGTCAAGTAAGATATGTACCATGTACTGCTACTGATGGTTCATATAGAGTAGAACAAATAGGTAAATTTGGGACCTTTGGTCCTTTTTGTGCTAAAGATGGAACTGCTCAAGGTATAACTAGTAGTTATCAATTACCTTGTCACACTTTTTATGTTGAAAATTATGATTTAACTGATTCTTTATATGTAAGTCATACTGATTGTTTAACGGGAGCAACACTTGAAACCGAAGTTTTCCCTGATTATGCTATGGAAGTTTGTTCTTCTGATACCCCAACCCGAGCTCATGGGTCTGGTTATTTTAATATTGAGTACATGCCCAATATAACATTTTGTCAGGATCAAAATAATTTAACTGTAAATCAAGATGTAGTAATAGAAAATTTAGGTCCTTGTAGTTCAGATAATAATATATATGATGCACCTACCCCACCTCCTACATCTCCTCCTACAGGACCACCAACTCCACCTCCAACTTCACCACCTACTAGACCACCTACTCCAGCACCTATATCATCAACTAATAGAACTTACAGTTGTACCTCTAGTTCTCATTTAGATTTTTATAGTTCTAGTATGAACTATATAATTTATGATCCTGTAGATATACCTTCTTCAGATACTCAATATGCCAATCGTATTCAAATTGAATCATTTGAAAGACCTAATAGAGTTACTGTAATAGATGATAGTGGTACAGTTTATGATTCAGGATGGATGGGTTTTGCTAATTATAGTGGTCCATGGGGTAATAGATTAAATGATTTAAGTTTAAAAAGAGATAATTTTGATTATAATTCTTCCACAGGTAGACAAATACGAGTTTATGGTGGGGCAGCTGACCCATCTGATCCTATAAGTGATGCTGTTAATGTTATAATTACATGTGGATATGATTCTGATCTTACAGAGACTGATGTTTATCAAGGAGATACTGCCGATGCTGCTTGTACAAGAAATTCCCCTGGAACTACAGTTTTTAAACAAAGATTATATTTTGATAATGCCGATTGGACATTAGCTAATAATGTATATTATAATGCAATACCCCCATTAGGTTCGGTTCCCGCACAATATATAAGTTTAGGTAATAATTGGAGATATTGGGATGGGCAGTTTTTTGGAGCAAGTGGTACTTGTGATACTCCAAACCCACCAACTCCTGCTCCAACTGTACCCCCAACTCCTGCTCCAACAGGAACTACTATTTACAAATATGAAATAAGTGGTTGTAGTGGAGGTGGTACATATCATGTTACTACAAATGATCAATATGCAGGACCCTATAGTAATGGAGACCTTATAAAATTTGAACTTTTTGGTACTACAATATGTGGTACAATTACTGGTACTTCTACCAATGCAGTTCCTTATGATATTGCAGGAGTTGTAGTAGGAGGTAATTGTAATGATCCAATTTGTTTAGGATTTACTTGTTATGAATATGAATTAGAAGCTAAACATGACGCAGTATCTACATTTAGTTATATTGATTGTGATGGTAATACCCAAACTAGAAGTGTAGATGGTGGGGATACAGATCCAGTTTGTACACGTGTTAAACCAACAATAAATACTCCTGGAGCAAGTGTAACATTTTTAGGAAATTGTACGGGTGCTACTCCTGGAGTTATTTTCCCTCCAACTCAACCACCTACATCTCCACCAACACCCCCACCTGTTAATGTAGGGACCCTTACAACTCCATCTCCTACATCTGGACTTTACCTAATGAATTTAGGAACCACACAATATAATATTAACCAAGCATGTGAGGATTATAATAATTTTATTGGATTTAATGGTTGGGTATTTAGGGCAGGAACCATATTTTGGAGATCAACTTACACTGCCCCTGGGTTATTCCAACAAACAAATGGTATTCAACCAGGATTCCACCATGGAAGTATTTTTGCTGATGCATCAATTCCTTGTAACCCTGCTTGGAATGTATATGGTCAAGGATTAGGCCCAACAACTACAATGGTAAATTTATCGGGAACTGATTGTGCTTATCTTGGTGGAGGATTTCCTGTAGTTGTATTAGGACAAGGATTAAGAGGAGCTGGAAATGTTAATCATTTACTTCTAACTCAATTTATTACAAATTCTTTTGGATTTTTTATGGCAATTTCTTCTAGTAGTGGTACTGATCCAGGATCTACATCATTTTCAAACAAAGTTATTACTAATAGTTTAGGACAAGAAGGAAGATGGTCAGCTACTTTAAGTTTATCAAACTCATATGTGGATAATAATGGAACTGGATCTACTATTACCCCTGAAAGATTTGCTTACATATCAGTTTCGGGTGTTAGTATGGTTGATGGGGTAACTTATTATTTAAGAACAGATTAAATATAAAATAATTATGACAAAATTTGAAGAATTATCAGAAGAATTACAAACAGAAATAAGTGTAATATGTGGGTCAATGGGAATGCCAATAGAATCTTTTGACATAGATGAATATTTAAAAAATAAAAATTAATAAAAATGCCACTAACGTACGAAGATTTATCACCATTTATGAAAAGTGAGGCAGATAAAATAATTGCACACTGTGAAGGAGCTACTAAAGAAAATATTGATTTTGATGCATTAGTAGAATTTTATAATGAGAATAATATGACTGAAAATTATACATTTTAAAATATTTATATAAGTAATGGCCAACCAATATTTCTATCTTGATAGTAGCAGTTTAGCAACAGCAACTAAACTATATGCCGATATGCGTGGTAGTACTCTTGGACCATCAGGCTATTACAGTAATAGTACAATATGGAGATATTGGACAGGTACTCAATTTTCTAACCAAGGAAATTGTAATACTGCTACAAATGCACCTACACCTCCACCAACATCACCTCCAACTAATCCACCAACACCATCACCTGTTACACCACCACCTACTCCATCACCAACTACAAGTCCACCAACTAGTCCACCAACACCACCACCTGTAACAAATCCACCAACTAACCCACCAACGCCATCACCTGCTACACCACCACCTACACCTGCACCTGTAGCTATTGCTAGTTATACTTTTTATGGATGTAGTGGAGGATCCGGAAACTTATCTTATGATGGTAATTTAAATGCAGGGGTTGTTGTTTTTGTTTATGGTTTTGGGTGTGCTACAATATATTCTACTTCAACTAGTAGTCCAAATTATGCGGGTTATGCTGAATATGATAGTTGTTCAGATTGTGTAGGAACCCCTTCACCTACCCCAAGTCCTACACCAGCACCTGTTACACCTAGTCCAACACCAGCACCAACAAGTGTTACATGTTACAGATATCAAGTTAATAAAAGTATATATTCAAGTTATGTAGTGTATGCTTACACTTGTTGTGATGGAACATACATGAACAGTCAAGTTTCATATGTTTCAACTACATATGTATGTGTACGAAATAATACTATTACTGTTTATACAGGTGGTTCTGCATCAAATATGTATATCCCATGTTCAGGATGTTAAAAAATAATAAAATATGGAAGTAAGCTTTTTAGATTTTAATGATTGGTTAATATCATCTTCTTATAATGATACGATAGTATCATGGGAAGATCCTATATCAATATCAGGAGAGGGAGAATCTGCTGTTATTAATAGCCATTTAAATACAATTAATGAAGTTAAAATTCCAAGTGGGTCTTTTGAATCTGGTTCTTATGGATATGGTACTGACCATTATGACACAATTGATATTACAAATGAAGTTATAAATGATTATTCAGGTAGTTTGTAAATTACTTTGAGTAAATAAAATAAGTTATTATATTATTAAATAAAATTCTAAGTTATGATTGAACAAATCTCTAATTTTTTATCTAAAAAAGATTGTGAAGCAATTATTAAAATGATTGATTCAAATCACACCCGTTCTACAGTTGCTGGTAGAGGAAATGATAAAAGTCAATATGAAGAAACTAGAACATCTAGTACTTCTTCCTTACCTGAACAAAATCCCTTAATAAAAAGAATTAAAAAAAGAATAGCAAAAAAATTAGGACTTGATATAAATCGAGGTGAATCAATCCAAGGCCAATTATATGAACCAGGTCAATTCTTCAAACCCCATACAGATTTTTTTGAAGGAGATTCATTTATAAATCATTGTTTAGCATCTGGTAATAGAACCCATACTTTTATGGTGTATTTAAATATACCTGAAGAAGGAGGAGAAACAGATTTTCCAAAATTTAATTTTAGTGTTAAACCTAAAATAGGTAAAGCTATATATTGGCCTAATATGATTGATGGGCAGGTTATACATGATATGCTTCATGAAGGAACTGAGGTAAAAAAAGGAAAAAAATATATTATAACTTCTTGGTGGAGAGAAAAAAAATGGGATGGGTGTGAAGATGATCGATTGTCTCAAGAACATTGGAAAAATAATAATTCTAATAAAGTAGTATCAATACCACCTCCTAATCAAAAAATATTTAAAACTAAAGACGATTTACCTCGTCTTAATGAAGTAGGTTTTAAAGTTGAAAAATTACCTTCTCAAGTTTGGGGTATTATAAATGATGCTTATAAATTATTACAAAATAATATACAAGAGGAAAATTGGAATGGAGTAAAAGATGTTATTAATACACCAGATGGGGGTTATGGTAGTGAAATGATGTCCTTTGATAATTTAGTTTCTCTTAGAGAATTAATTCACCAACAACTTTTACCATTCCATCAACAATGGGTTCAAGTTCCTTTAATTCCTACTATGTTATATGGTATAAGATCTTATAAAAGGGGAGCTAGTTTAATAAATCATGTAGATAGATTAGAAACCCACCATGTTTCTTCTATTATAATAGTAGATAAAAATTTAGCTTGTGGTTGTGGCCCGGATAAAGAACCTGAAGATTGGCCATTACACTTTCAATCACATGACGGGGAATGGCATAAAATATATGCTGAACCTGGAGATATAATTTTATATGAATCAGCTACCTGTTTACATGGTCGTCCCGATCCCTTTAAAGGTACTTTTTATAGAAATTTTTATGCACACTATAAATTAAAAGATTGGGCGTATCAACCTTAATAAATGGATTATATAATTGTAAGCACAAGTAAATGTCTTTACCAAAAATGGCAATTACAGTTACTTAAATGGTCAGCTGATAAAGTTAAACAAAAAGGTAAAATTATATTTTTATCTTCCTTTGACCACAATCACAATAAAGAAATTATAGATTTTACATTTCCTAATGTAGAAGTAATTGAACTTCCGGATTGGGCTAAAGAATGGGAAATTAAAGATGGTAAGTGGTGGGGTGGAATACCAAATAAATATGAATCTATTAGTTGGTTATGTAAACATAAAAAATTTAAACCCTCAGATAGATTATTATTTTTAGATCCTGATATGGTTTTTTTAGAACCTGTTAATTTATATCCTAATCATAATGAAGTAATAGGTCAAAGATGGATTAATTTTACTGCTTTAACTAAAGATACAAAAACAATTCAAGAAGATGAATATGGAATAATGTATCCTTTTGCTATTACTTTTTATACTTTAAAAAAAATAATTAATGATTATAAGCAAATTTGTATAGCTATTAGAAAAAAAACTAGTAAATGGGAAGCTGAAATGTGGGGCTTACATTACGCGTTAGAAAAAAATAATGTAAAATTTATATTAGAAGACAATTTAGGAAGATGTACAATTTGGAACAAAAATAATTCTCAAACTATAAGTAAAATATTACATTATCCTAATGCTATAGAATCAATAGATAAAGAAAAAATATTTTTTAAACAAGATTATACCCATTCCCCTACACAAAAAATAGAAATAAATAAAGCTAGAAATTTAACAGATACTATTTTATTATCTAATATCGATCAAGAAAGAACAGATTACATATATGAATCTAAATGGGATTTTCCATATTTATTTAAATTTTATACAGGTAGTAAAGGACATTTATTTTTCCAACCATGGTCAGGGGGTTTTAATAATATTAGAATGTCCTTTGAACAAGCAATATGCTTATCCTATTTAACAGATAGAACCTTAGTATTGCCCCCTTCTTATTCTATGTACCTTACAGAAGGTGTAAGTAATTTATCCGATTACTTTGAAGTAGAAAATTTAGGAATTAAACATATATCTTTTGAAGAATTATGTGATATCCATAAAATAGAACATAATTTAGATGAATTAAAAAAAGTAAGTAAAGTATTAAATTATGATGCAGTTCAACATGTAATTAATTTTGAAAAAATTCCTATCCCTCAAAAATTCCTAAAAGGAAGAAAAGAATTAAAATCTGAAACAATATTTGATAATTCAAAAATTATATATTTAAATGAAAATTTATTAGGTAATTTTTATTTATCTTTTTATACTAAACATGAAACTTCATTAAAACAACTTATTGGTAAGTATGTAGTATATAAAAACAAATTAAGGGATATTGCCTGGCAGTTTATAAATTTATTAGGAGATAAATCATATTATTCAATGCATATAAGAAGAAATGATTTTCAATATAAAGATTTATTTATTAGTCCCGAACAACTTTTAAATAATATTAAGGATATAATTCCTAAGAATAGTAAACTATATATTGCTACTGATTTAGAAGATAAAAACTATTTTTCAAATTTAGAAGAATATGGGTATGAATTAATTTTTTACAATGATTTAGAACAACAACTAAAATTTAAAAATATAAATATAAATTGGATTCCACTTATTGAACAACTTATATGTTCTCGTGGTTTATCATTTATAGGTAATGATAATTCTACTTTATCTACTTATGTTTATAAAATTAGAAGTTTTATGAATGATATAATAGATAAAAAATTTTATATAAATACAAAACCTATTACTCATATCCATAAAGATTATTATATAAATGATCCCGAAGCAAGACATAATTGGTGTAGAGAATATTTAGATGTAAGTAAATTTAATAATGATATAACCTTTGTTTCTATAGCCAGTTACAGAGATAGTCAAATATTTGATACTTTAAAAAGTTTATATGAAGAAGTATCTAACCCCAATAAAGTAAAAGTAGTAGTATGTGTACAAGATGAAATAGATGTTTATCATGAATTATTAGAATTAAATTATCCTAATTTAGAGTTAATATATATTCATTGGGAAGATACTAAAGGCGTAGTTTGGGCTAGAAATAGGATTAAAGAAAAATTTACAAATGAATCTTATTTTTTAAATATAGATTCTCATTCTAGATTTAAAGAAAATTGGGACTTAATTCTAATACACCAGTATAATAGTATAAATGAACCTAAAGTTATTTTAACAACTTATCCTAATAATTTTGATGTTCCGGATCCAACAAAAAAATATTTAAAATTACCTTATAATACTCCTTTAAAAATTAAAAAATTCATCCACCCAGATGATCCAATAGATAATAGATGTCAAGCGGAAAATCTTCCATCTTTAAAAAATTATGAAGTAAAGGATACTAAATGGGTTACTGCAGGATTTACTTTTGTTAAAGCAGATTGGTTAAAAGAAGTACAAATCCCAGAACGTATGGTTTTTAGTGGTGAAGAAGATACTGCTACCTATCTTTCTTTTTTAAAGGGATGGAATCCAAAAGTAGCTTCTGAAGCTACTATATGGCATAATTATAATTATAAAACTAAAAAAGATATACCTTATAGAACACCCAATAATTTCCAAAATCCTATTTTAGACGATAATTCAGTAGAAGAACTAAATAAAATATTATTTGCTAAAGATCCTTCTTATGTTAGATCTCTTCATGATTTAGAAAATTTTTTAGGTTTTGAATTTAAAAAACCCCCTATTCAAAATATATCAGATTCTACTATATTTGTATCTATAGCATCTTTTAAAGATTATGAAATTAGACATACAATTTTAGATTGCATTAATAAGTCTTCATCCCCTGAAAATTTATATTTTGGAGTATGTATGCAGTATGATAATTCCACTCCTAATACTTCTGAAAATATATTAGATGATTTAGTTCAAAAATATAATATTAAATTATCAAAATTTGATTGGACAGAATCTGAAGGAGGGTGTTGGGCTCGTAATATTTCTCAACAATTTTATAATGGGGAAAAATATAGTCTTCAAGTAGATGCCCATACTAGATTTTTACAAAATTGGGATAAAACTATAATTCAAGAATTTAATGAATTACTTAATAAATCTCCTAATCCTTTAATATCATTTCTTCCTCCAGGTTATCATAGGGATGATGATAAGGGAATTGATTATGAATTTACTCATTTAAATAACCCTACTGTTTTAAATGTGCCTACATTTCGACGTTTAACAGATCAATATTGGCCAATTTATGGTGGTTATCAAGATGAAAGATCTACAAATGAAGTTAACCAAAATGTATCTTTACTATATGGTGGATTTATTTTTAGTTGGGGAAAATGGGTACAAGAAATAGAACAAGATCCTGAACATTATTATACAGGAGAAGAATTTGCTTTAGCTTTAAGGTCTTATACTTCCGGATATGATATATATTTACCTACTAAAATATTAGCTTGGCATCGTATTCACCCAGAAACACCCGCTAAACATATAAATACTTTTAAAAACCATCATGAAAAACATACTGTAGCTGTAAATAGACTTAAAATGCTAGTTGAACAAAATGGGGATTTAGGTAAATATAATTTAGGTGATAAAAGAAGTTTACAAGATTACGAAAAATTTGCTAATATAAATTTTAAAGACAGAGAGGTTTTATAATAATGTATAATTTAGCTATATATTCTGGCCATAATTGTTCTTTTACTGTATCAAAAGGTGATCAAATTTTAGAAATTTTAGAATTAGAAAGATATACTAATGTAAAAAATGCCGGTTTATTATGGTATTTTTTTACCCATAATCCTTTAAATTGTACTCGGCAAATATTAAATTATTTTAAGGAAAAATATGGTGCTGAAAATTATGAAAATTTAATTTGTAATCATGATGATGTAAATACTTGGAGCTCTCATTTAGGTAAAAAAGATAATATCCTTTCTTTTTTTAATTGCAAAAATATAATAGAAGTATACCATCAATTTGGCCATGCCAGTGGTGCTTTTTACCAATCAGATTTACAAGAAGCTAAAATTATTAGTTTTGATGGTGGTGGAAATGATGGGTGTTTTAATTTTTATAATGCCACCAGAGAAAAAGGAGTTGAATTAGATTGGATGGATTATGATTATAATATTGGGGAAAAATATGCTGAAATTGGTAGATATACCCCTTCAATAAGACAAGATCCTTGGTCATTTGCTTATTTAGTATACGCTGGAAAATTAATGGGATTATCAGGGTATGGATCAATTAGAAAGGAATGGATCCCATCATTAAGAAAATATTATAAAGGTCATGATAATTTTAAATTTAGTAAATTAAGAAATTATGCTCAATTAAAAAAAGACCTTAATCTTCCTAAATGTTTAGAAGGAGATTTAGAATTAGATATGAGTAGAACTTCACAAAAAATATTTGAGGATATATTTTATGAAGTAAGTAAAGATTATATAGATGCTAGTAAAGGTAATTTAATATTATCCGGGGGTTGTGCTTTAAATATATTAAATAATACTGCTGTAAATAATATAACTAGAACATTTATTCCTCCTAATCCAAATGATAGTGGTTTATCTTTAGGTTTTATGTTAAGTTATTTAAAACCAAAAACTGCTTTTGATGCTACATATATGGGACCAGAAGTATGGGATAAAAATTCTTTACATGAATATGTCCATAAACATAAATCGGATTATATAACTCCAGAAAAAATAATAGATGATTTATTAATACCAGGAAAAATTATAGGTGTAGTAAGAGGAAGAAGTGAAATAGGTCCTAGGGCTTTAGGAAATAGAAGTATATTATGTAACCCTTCAATTCCTAATATGAAAGATATTTTAAATAAAAAAGTAAAAAATAGAGAATATTATAGACCTTTTGCTCCTGTAGTTAGATTAAAAGATGTAAATAAATTTTTTGAATTTAATCAGGAATCAAGGTGGATGTCTTTTTGCCCTAAGGTTAAAGAAGAATATAAATCTAAATTAGAGGCAATTACTCATATTGATGGGACAGCTAGGGTTCAAACTGTAACCCAAAAACAAAACCCTTGGTTATATGAACTATTAACTTGGATGGATCAAAGAACAGGAATTGGAGTACTACTTAATACATCATTTAATATAGCGGGTAAACCTATACTTAACACTTATAGAGATGCTATATGGATGTTAGAAAATACAGAAATGGATGGATTAATTTTAGAAAATTATCACATCCAAAAATAATAAATATTTATAATAAAGTTAAATAATGTTACAACACCTAAATTTAGATTTTGATTATAATTTCTTTCTCCCACCTTTAGCAGACTATTCTGTACATAAAGGTTCTTGTATTTCTTATCAAAGAGAGGAACAAAACGATTTATATACTGAATATGGTGATGGTTATTCATTTGATGAAAATAATACAGTTATACAACAAATATGGCATGACGTTGAACATCCTATAGTTAAAGAATTAGCTAAAGAGTTAAATATTGAGGCAAAAACATGCTCCTCAATTTTACAACCCCCAGGAAATGTTGTAACATTACATAGGGATACTTTTTTTAAATTTAAAAAATTATACCCAAATGATAAACGTACTAAGGTACGTGCAAATATTTATCTTGAAGATTGGAAAGTAGGACATATGATTCAATATCAAGATATAAACAATAATAAAAAATGGAAAACATCAGTAGATTGGAAGGCAGGAGATGGATTTTTATGGTCCGATAAAGTACTTCACTTATCTATGAATGGAGGAATGAAGGATAAATATACACTTCAAATTTCTGGATTTTATTTGGAATAACTTATTTAATATTTATAACAAAGCTTGTAGTATAAGTTAGTTTCAATCAATATTTATAATAAAGATATCTAAAATAAACCATGGCATATTTAAAAGGAGTCAATCTCTCTGCTAGTTCTAATATTGATGGAACCGCTGCAAATTTTACATCTATTTCTGGATCATCTCTTTCTGGTTCTTTTACAGGAAGTTTTATAGGAAATATTGTAGGTACTTCTTCTTTAGCTACTGTAGCCAATATAGCAAATACTTCATTAACTGCTTCTTACGTAGGTGGGGGTAGTGTAGATGGTACAGTATTATCTGCTACTTCTGCATCTTTTGCTACAAGTGGAGATGGTAATTTTACAGGCTCATTTACGGGCTCATTTACAGGAGATGGATCAAATTTAACAGGTGTAACAGCAGCCGGAACACTTAGTAGCTCGGCCCAAATTGCTTCTGATATATCAGGTGCTTTTACAGCACCTTCTGCATCATTTAGTACACGAGTAACAGCTCAAGAAACCTTTAGCTCATCATTAGATGCAACTTTTGCTACCGAAGCAGAATTAAATAGTGCAACCGCAAGTTTAAGTTCAAGTCTATCAGCAGATATATCAACAAATAAATCTGATATAACTACAAATAGTGCTTCAGCTGCTAGTAGTATAGCGGCAAATGTCGCTAGCATAATTACAAATAGTGCTTCCGCCGCTTCTGATATAGCTGGTTTAGTAGCAGATAGTGCCTCATTTAGTACAAGAGTAACATCTCAGGAAACTTTTAGTTCATCATTATCTACAACCACTATAACATATACTGGTTCATTTACTGGTGATGGTTCTGGTTTAACTGGAGTTGTTGCCGCAGGTACAATATCTAGTTCAGCTCAAATTGCTTCTGATATATCAGGTGCTTTTACTTCAACAAGTGCTTCTATTGCAACTGATATAGCTACTTTAGATGGTAGTGCTGTAAAAATAACAGGAAATCAGTCTATAGCGGGAACTAAAACATTTACAGAAGATATAGCAGTACAAGGTACTGCCTCTATTAATTATCTGAAAACAATATATGAAACTTCTTCTGTAATATTTTCAAGTGGTTCAACTAAATTTGGAGATACTCTAGATGATACCCATATAAGAACAGGATCGCTTTTAGTAACTGGTAGTTCTTATAAAATTAATGGAGAAGATATAATAATAACATCAGTATTAAATACTGCTACTGCTTCACTATCTAGTTCCTTAGCAACAAATATTGCTACTAAGGCAGATAGTGCTTCATTTGCTAGTAGTATAGCGGCAAATGTAGCCAGTATAACTACTAACAGTTCTTCAGTTGCTTCTGATGTAGCCGGTTTAGTAGCGGATAGTGCTTCATTTAGTACAAGAATTACAACAGCAGAATCCGAATTAAGCAATACCTTATTATCAAGTTCGGCCCAAATTGCTTCTGATATATCAGGTGCCTTTACATCAACTTCTGCATCTATAGCTGCTAGCATAGGAGGAAATGTAGCCGATATAACAACCCTTACAAGTAAAACAGGTTCATATGCTACTACAGGTAGTAATACTTTTATAGGAAATCAAACAATCACAGGTTCTGTTAATATAACTGGATCTGTTACTTCTTATGGGTTTAATTTAGATCCCAGTTTAACAGGCATACCTGCTTTATTTTCTCCAACAAGTCTAAATTTAAGTGCTTCCGATGCCGTTGTTGTAACTTCCTCTCCATTTAGAGTTGCTTCACTTACTACAACTGAAAGAGGAACATTTACAGCTCAAAATGGTGATGTAATTTTTAATACAACTGTAGGCAAATATCAAGTATATTCAGGTTCAGCTTGGACTAATGTATTACAAACTGAAGATAAGTATGATGAAATTATTGTAACAGTAGTAAGTGATGGAGGTAATAAATATGCTTTTGATGGTGTAACAGCACCAAAATTATCTCTTAATAAAGGTACTACTTATAGATTTGACCTATCTGATTCTACAAATAATAATCATCCATTAGCTTTTAGATTACCTGATAACACTTCATATACAACAGGTGTTACAACAGTAGGTACAGCAGGTAACACAGGTGCTTATGTAGAATTTGATGTAGATTTTGCTACTTCAAGCTCATTAAAATATTATTGTACTGTTCATGGTAATGGAATGGGCAATACAATTCAACTAATTGATTTATATGATTTAGTTGCAACCGGATCTTTACAAGGTACAGCAACAACAGCTTCTTATGTTACTACAGCTCAAACAGCTTCTTATGTAGCGGCATCTAATGTAGATGGGACAGTTACAAGTGCATCTTATGCTATAACTTCTTCTCATGCTATAACAGCATCCTTTGCCGAAAATGCGGGTAGTGTTAACACTGGTAGTTTATTAACAACTGCTTCTGCAACAAGTAATACTATTACTTTTACTAAAGGAGATTCTTCAACTTTTGCTGTTACTGTGGCAACAGGTTCAGGTGGTGGAACAGGAACTGGCTTTCCATTTACAGGTTCAGCTGGTATATCGGGATCATTAACTGTTGTAGGAGGTACTATATCGGGAGATGGTAGTGGATTAACAGGAGTAACTGCAAGTATTTCAACAGAAACTACAGTAACTTCTTCATTTACAAACTCTGTTTCGGAAACAGTAACTCATAACTTTAATAGTTTAAATGTTAATGTTATAGTATACGATTCTAGTAACACACAAATTATACCCGAAAGTGTAACTTTAAGTAGTGCTAATGTTGCTACTGTTACATTTGCAGCTACAAGTTCGGGGCATATAGTAGTAACTGAAGGTGGACACCTTATTAGTCACTTAAATGGGTCGGGAGGGGCTATAACTGCTAGTGGGCACTTAGTTCCTTCTCAAAATGAAACATATGATTTAGGTTCTTCATCTTTACGTTGGAAAGATTTATATTTAAGTGGTTCTACAATTAATTTAGGAGGTACTGAAATATCAAGAGATGCAGATGGTCACGTTAGTTTCCATGTAGGATCTACTAGGAAAAAAATTATAGTTGATGAACTTATTATTGGATCAGATACTTCATCTCAAAGAAGAGTAAGTGTACATAGTGGTAGATTAAGAGTACAAACTGATGGAGGAAGTGAAGCATTAGTTTTAAGTTCCTCTTATGCCATAACAGCATCCTATGCTGAAAATGCTGGAGGTGGGAGTGGATTTCCTTTTACAGGATCTGCTGATATATCAGGTAGTTTAAATGTAACTGGTAGTGTATCATTCCCAAGATTTGATTCAACTGCGGGAACTGCTGTTTTTTCTAGTGCTGATACTTTAAACCAAAGTAAATCAAGTCCTGGTGGGGCGGGTGCATCATCAACAGCTGGAATAGTATTTGGTGGTTATGTAGGTCCATCTTATTCTAATTGTACTGAAGAATATAATGGTACTTCCTATAGTGCAGGTGGTAATATAATTACAGCAAGACAACAAATGAAGGGAGCAGGAACCTCAACTGCTGCTATAGGAACAGGGGGTAATACACCATCAATCATATCTGATACTGAAGAATATGATGGTACTTCCTGGGCTACTGGAGGTGCTATGATTAATACAAGAAAAAACCATGCCGCGGGTGGTACACAAAATGCCGGATTAGCTTATGGTGGATATGGAACTTCTAATTTTATGACAGCTACCGAAGAATATGATGGTTCATCTTGGTCATCAGGTGGTGCTTTAATTGTAGGAAGGGCGGCACATGGAGGAGCAGGAACCCAAAACTCTTCATTATTAATAGGAGGTAGAGGCCCAGGATATTCTAATTCTTATTTTAATTGTACTGAAGAGTATGATGGATCTAGTTGGACGGTTGGAACTAATACAATAAATATAAGTTATTGGAGAGGTGCAGCTGCTGCTTCCGCTAATGCTTATCTAGCAGGACATGGTGCAGGAGCATCAGGAACCCCAACTGTAATTTCTAGTGGGGAAACATGGGATGGTAGTTCATGGAGTTCGGCGGGCTCATTTATTCAATCAAGAAATCAAGTTGCAGGATTTGGTAATTCAACCTCAGCTGTATTTGCTGGAGGATTTTATCCATCTAGATTTAATTGTACAGAAGAATTTTCACCACCAGGTTCATATATTCCAGGATTTGTTTATGATAAAGATACTGGAACTACAACATCAACTACATTTGTAGAATCTTCTGCTTTAAGATATAAAGAAGATATTCAACCACTAAATCCACAATTAGATAAAGTAATGCAATTAAAACCTGTATCTTATACTTGGTCTCCAACACAAGATCAACATATTGGGTTAGTTGCAGAAGAAGTAAATAAATTATACCCTGAATTTATTGGACATAATCAAAAGGGTGAAGTTGAAGGAATACAATATTCTAAAATGGTATCAATATTAATTCAATCTATTCAAGAACAACAAGAACAAATTAATGAGTTAAAAAATATTATAAAAGAAAATAAATAAGATGTTAATACACAATCCTATAATTACCGGTTCTCTTACAGTAAGTGGTAGCATTGAATCCACTGGATTAATAAACTCTGCCTCTTATGCTATAACTGCTTCATATGCCGAAAATGCTGGTAGTGGTGGTGGTGGTGGAGGAGGAGGATTTCCTCACACCGGATCTGCTGATATATCAGGTAGTTTAAATGTAACTGGTAGTGTAAAATTTGCTTATCAATTTTATTCTGGTTCAGGAGCATGGGGCGCTGGTGGTAGTTTAATTACAGGAAGGACTCAGGTAGGGGGATTTGGAACCCAAAATGCCGCAGTAGCAGCTGGTGGCTATGCAAACCCTGCTGCCTGTTGTTTATGTACTGAAGAATATGATGGTTCTTCATGGACAGCAGGTGGTGCTTTAATTGATGGCCACAATAAAGCAGGAACAGCAGGAACTATAAATGCAGGATTAATATTTGGAGGTGAACCTCATCCATCTTACTCATCTTGTACTGAAGAATATGATGGTACATTATGGTCTACTGGTGGTGCTTTAATTCAAGCTAGATATGGTATAGGAGGAGAAGGAACCCAAAATGCTGCCCTAGCACATGGGGGTAGAAACTATTTTGGTGGTGGTCCTTCAGTTACAATTTATAGTTGTACAGAAGAATATAATGGTACTTCTTGGGGAACAGGTGGTGGTTTAATTGCGGCAAGAGAATCAAGTATGGGTGCAGGAACCCAAAATGCTGCTTTAGCTGCAGGTGGAACAGATGAATATACTGCATGCCAAAATACAGAATTATATGATGGTACTTCTTGGTCATCAGGTGGTACTATGATTTCGGCAAGAGCATGTAGTGGAGGTGGAGGAACACAAAATGATGCAGTACTTTTTGGTGGATTTTGCTCCATCTCAGACTTAACAGAATTATATGATGGTACCTCTTGGTCAGCTGGTACAACTATGCCTTCATGCAGATATAGTATGGCATCTACTAATAATTCTTCAGCTAATTTAAGTGTAGGTGGTGGATGTAATAGTCAAAACTTTTTAAGTGTAACTGAAGAATACAATCTTCCATTAAATTTATGTAATACATTCGACTATTCTAATACAACTGGAGATGTATCAGCAACTGGATCATTTACTGGATCGTTTGTAGGTGACGGATCGGGACTAACTGGAATTTCTGGTGGTGGAGGAGGAGGATTTCCTCACACCGGATCTGCTATTATATCTGGTAGTTTAGAAAATACAGGTAGTGCGGGATTCGCACATATACAATCTCTTCCTGGTTCCTGGTCTACAGGTGGGTCATTAATTAATAATAGAGCATGTTCAGCTGCGGGAGGAACTCAAAATGCAGGTATATTAATGGCTGGTACTAATAACTGGAATTTTAGTACATGTACTGAAGAATATGATGGTAGTTCATGGGCTACTGGAGGTTCTTCAATTGTTGGTAGATCATGTCATGCTGGGGATGGTACCCAAAATTCTGCCTATATAGCTGGTGGGTGTACAGATACTCCCACTTGGATGGCTATTTGCTCTGTTGAACATTATAATGGTTCTTCATGGTCAAGTGGTGGTAACCAAATCAATACTATGTTTGTATTTGCTGGCTCGGGAAATGAAACAGCTGGATTAACTTTTGGTGGATGTGAATATAATGTTTGGAATATAGTTACTAAGACTGAAGAATATGATGGTACAACATGGACTACAGGTGGTTCTTTAAATAATTGTAGAATGTGTCTTGCTGGAGGAGGAACTCAAAATACTACAATGACAGCAGGTGGGTACAATTTGACCCCAAATTATACCCATGGTTACACTGAAGAATATGATGGAACTTCTTGGTCAACAGGTGGTTCGTTAATTAACGCACAACAATCAAATGCTGTAGCAGGTAATAGTAGTGCTGGAATATCAGCAGGTGGAATGGATGAAAACTATAACTGTAGTACCTGTACTGAACAATATAATGGAACTTCTTGGAGTTCAACAGGTGCCATGATTACTACTAATGCATGTCAAAGAGCAGGTGCCGGAACTTCAAAATGTATGTTAGTTGCGGGTGCATATACTCCTATAGGTCATGATACTTGTACTGAAGAATTTACAGAACCTGATCCGTATTTTAGAACAACTTTATCATTTAATGGAACTACAGGAAATACAGTTGCCACGGGATCATTTACAGGATCATTTGGAGGTACAATGACTGGATCATTTGGTGGAGATGCTACTAATTCATTTAGATCTGGTAGTCTTCTTCCCACAGTAGGTCATACAGTATTATCAGGTAGCTCAATTATATTAGGTGAAACAGGTGGTATTCAAGGAAGTGGATCTCTTTCAACAGGTTCTTTGCAAGTAACTGGTAGTGTAGAATATTCATTTTTAAATTCAAGTTTAGGAGGTAGTTATATATGGTCATTAGCTCCTGCAATTACAAATAATGTTTTAAGATATCGAGGAGGAGCGGGTGCTCAAAATGCTGCACTAGCATTTCTTGGTAATTGTCCATCTCCATATGGTCAATATAATTGTAGTGAAGAATATAATGGTTCATCTTGGAGTAATGGTCCTTTTTTAATTAATAGTAGTGAAAATTCTAATGGGATGGGATCTCAAACTGCTGCCTTACAAGTAGCAGGATACCCATTCTCAGATACTGAACATTATAATGGTGTATCGTGGGCTTCTGGTGGTACCTTGATTAATAACAATATGAGATTAAGAGGAACTGCGGGAACCCAAAATGCTGGTGTAACTTTTGGAGGACTTATTAATTATAGCCCATATTCAAGATATAATTATACTGAAGAGTATGATGGTTCATCATGGAGTAGTAGTGGTGGTTTAAGCAATAATATAGATAACATGATGTTTGCAGGAACCCAAAATGCTGCTTTAAGTGCAGGTGGTGATCCTGGGAAACTTACATCTACTGAACATTATAATGGAACATCTTGGTCCTCAGGAGGTTCATTACCTAGTGGAGAATGTGGTGGTAGAGGTTCAGGAACTCAAAATGCTGCTTTCAATACGGGAGGAAATAGTAATTCACCAACGTATTCCTATCTAGGAACTGTTATATATGATGGAACATCTTGGTCTGCAGGTAATAACATGCTTACTGGATACCATGGTGGTAATACTTCAACAGAAGGAGGACTTGGTGGTGCTACAATGTTTGGTGGTTATTGTACTGCAAATTACCCTTACCAGAGTAACTGCACTTATAGTATTGATCCACAAGGACAATTTCAACAAACATTCTCTTATTCAGGAGCAACTGGAAAAACTACAGTATCTTGTTTAATTGAAACCTCAGCTGAGAGATATAAAGATAATATCCAACCAATGGAATCTCAACTTGATAAAGTAATGCAATTAAAACCCGTTGAATTTAATTGGAAATCAACAAAAGCACCCGATATTGGTTTTACAGCAGAATCAGTAAAAAATCTTTACCCAAATTTAATATCTGAAAAAGATGGTAAAATAGAAGGTATGAATTATACTAAATTAGTATCTGCACTTGTAAAATCAATTCAAGAACAACAAGAACAAATTAATGATCTTAAAACAAGACTTGATAATAATAATTAAAAATAATATATTTATAATAAAATAATTTAATCATGGCACTAAAATATTACCACGCTACAAACACAGGAAAAGGGTTTATTACCCATGCTGAAAACGAAGTTGCTCATGTTGCAGGACATCCTGGTGAAGTATGGACTACAGAAAATACTTCTTGGGCATCTAGAGTAGGAGCTACTGAAAAAACATTTTCTGAAGCACAAACACTAGTATCCGCTTCTATTTCTGGTTCTTTTATTACTGAAGGACCTAATAGTGGATCGGCAGTAACATATTCTCTTCCTGAAGCATAATTTGGAATACTAAAAATAAAGTTGTATATTAATTCATAAACTAAAGTTATAAACATGACTAAAGAAAAAGATCTAGTCGTAACAGAAGACTTAAAACCTATATTGAGCGTTCTCAAACAAGAGGATGCTCAATCTATACTTCAATTAAAAGAAGAACTTACTGATAATTGGACTAAAAAACAAATTTTCCGTACTGAAACAGAGATGCGTATTTCAGTACTTAATGATGGTAAACATCCAACTGCCGCTTCAAAATATTGGCAATCAGTAAGAGAAATGTCTGCTCATTTTGATGCTTTAATGGGTCTTTCATTTGATATGCGTCGCGCTGCTTTAAGACGTGAAAAGCTAGAAGCAAAAATGCAAAAGGCAATTGAGGAAGGAGATGATTTTAAACAAAGAAAAATTCAAATTGATTTAGATGAAAGTTTGTATGGCAGAGCTAATATGGAACAAGTAGCACATGATCGTGTTCGTGAATTAAAAACTTGGTCTAAATTAAAAGATGAATTAGATGATGGTACATTTGATACTAAAGATGTAAATACCCATCAAGCTACTTCTTATCGTTTAGCATTAACTAATAGGGCACAGGCTTTAGGACCAAATGCAGGCCCGGCTGAAGTTATTAATGCTGTAGGACCACTTAAAACAGTAGAAAGGTTGCAAAAACAAGATGGTAATTTATTAAGCTTTAAGGAAGCAAAACTTCAATTGCAACAATCTACAGAACAAAAATAATATATGTTTCTGTATCGTAAAGAAAATGCCTTATCGCCTGAATTATGTCAAGCATTTATAGATAAATTTGAAGCATCAGATGAAAAAACACCTGGTGTTTTATATGGACCCGAGGGAGAAAGTTCTGATTCAGGTAAAAAATCTACTGATATAACTTTCCATCCTGGGTATTTAAAACATGATACTTGGGGTCCTTTACTCCAAAATTTAGTTGATATAATTGAAAAATCTCAAAATGATTATTCTTTAAGGCACCAATATGCTATGGAAAAAATGGATCCATTTAGAATTTGGTCCCATTTTAATATGCAACGTTATCTTCCTGAAGAAGGTTTTTCTACTTGGCATTGTGAAAGAGCAGGATTAAAACATTCAAGTAGAGTATTAGTATGGATGGTATATTTAAATGATGTTACTGACAGGGGAGAAACAGAATTTTTTTACCAACATCATTTTGAAACCCCAAAACAAGGTAAATTATTAATTTGGCCTTCAGATTGGATGTATTTACATAGGGGTGTACCTTCACCTACACAAACAAAATATGTTTTAACAGGATGGTTTTGCCACCATAAATTAGAAGAAAATGAGTAATTTCCCACTTATCCCTTATAATAATTTTCAACCCCAATCAAATTGGAATACATTTTATTATTATAAAAATGTATTTAGTGATCAAATGATTAAAGAATTAACTGATATGGTTCATTCTAATTATGAATTTTCAAAAGGTAAAACAGGAACTGAAGAAATGGGGAATGTTACGGATTCATATAAAACTAATAATAGGGATATAGCTTATATTCGCCCTGAAAAACATTCTCAATGGTTATATGAATTGTTATTTCCAATGGCTGTAGAGGCAAATCAAAAAGTATTTCACTTTGATATTGATATTGTTACTGATCCTATTCATTATGTAATTTATCCTGAAGATGGAGGACATTTGGATTGGCATATGGATATAGGAGCATATAGTGTTAATAAACGTAAATTAGCTATGACTGTTCAATTATCAGATTCTAATGACTATGAGGGTGGTGATTTTGAAATTTGGTTAGGTGGTAAAGATAATTTTTTAACTGTACCAAGAGAAAAAGGAGATGTAGTAGTATTTCCTGCTTTTTGTATGCATAGAGTAAAACCAATTACAAGAGGAGAAAGACGTTGTTTAGTATTTTGGACTGGCGGACGTCCCTTTAGATAAAATAAAGTTATGGAATTTAAGGTTTTTGAAAGGTTATGGTGGGCAACTCCGGTTTGGGAATGCCCCGTAGAAGATATTGATAATAAACCAATAGTGGAATATTGTTATAAGGTTAAAAATGAAAAACCTGGTGTCAATATATCAAATAGGGGTGGATGGCATAGTGGAGAACTTATTACCCCTATTCCTTCATCACTTGAGCAATTATTTAATGAATTAACTGTATTTGTTAATGATGTACCGCGGCGCTACATGGGTACATCAAATTTAATATTAGGAAATTGGTGGATAAATATTAATGGTAAATACGATTATAATGAACAACATGACCATCAAAATAGTGTATTAAGTGGTACATATTATGTTCAAGTTCCTGAAAAAAATATGGGGAATTTATTGTTGCATAGAGGAGATAATGCCGAATTTTTCTTGACTTCTAAAGTAGAAAGGGAACAAACAATGGCTAATGCAATGACGGTACCATGTATTACTAAGGAATCTATGTTTTATTTATTCCCCTCTTGGGTTAAACATTCAGTAGAGAGAAACAATACAGATTCGGAACGTATATCTATTGCTTTTAATTTCGTGTCTCCCAACCAATAATTTTATACATTAAGGATAATGTCTGCAGAAATACATCCAATTTTTCCAACTGCTCTTTATGTAAACACATATGAGGGAGATACTAGCGAGGTAGTAAAATATTTTGATGCTCAACCAATGAATCGTGCCTCTCAGGCAGCATATGGGGAAATATCTAAAAATTCATATATTATAGATCATCCTGTTTGTAAGTCTTTAAATAATTTTTTTATGAAATGTTTTGAAGAATATGCAACTGATATAATGCGTTACAAATATAAAAAATTAGAATTTGCACAATCTTGGTTAACATATAAACAACCTGGTATGTTTCATAAAGCACATACCCACCCAAATACTTTATTGGCCGGGGTATTTTATTATGATGTTCAACCTAATGATTCTGCTATATGTTTTTCTAAAGAAGTAAGATCATTTAATCGTTCATACTTTGAACCAGCATTATTAGATGATTATCAAAAACACCCATTTTCTCAAGAAGAAATATATTTTACACCTAAACAAAATAATTTTATTATTTTTCCATCATGGTTAAGTCATGGTGTACCACCTAATAGAACTAATAGAGTAAGAAAAGCACTTGGTGTAAATGCTTTAACTAAAGGTACTTTAGGAGAACAGGAAACAATATCAGAAATAATATTTGGTCGTTATGCATGAAGAAAAAATTAAATATGAAGTAATAGAGTTATTCCCCACTCCAGTATTTACTACCCAATTACCCGAATCTTTTGGTTATTTAACTGAATTTTTTTATAAACAAGAAATGGCTGGTGATAGTAAAGAAGAGGGAGTAGATGTAGCTAATTATGGGGATAGATCATCTAATTCTTATCTTTTAGATGAACCTGAATGTAAAGGTTTAAAAACTTTTATTTTAGGAGTAGCTAAAACTTATGGAGATATGTTAGCTTATGATTATAAATCCTATAGATTTGGCCAATCATGGTTATCCTATAAACATCCAGGACAACATCATACACAACATACCCATCCTAATAGTTTAATTTCGGGAGTATTTTATTTTGGCCAACCAGAGGAAAAAACTCCAGCAATTAGATTGCATAAAATGATGGGTGGATTTAATACATCATATATTTCTCCTAAAAGAGTTAATGATAAAAGAAATTTAAAATATGCTTGGGAACATTTTGATATTCAATTTAATCCTGGTTTGTTTTTAATGTTTCCTTCTTATTTACATCATTCAGTACCCTTAAATAAATCAAAAACTACACGTTGTAGTGTAGCATTTAATATTGTACCCGAAGTAGGATTTGGGGAAGAAGGTAGTTTAACTGAATTAAAATTTTAATATGCAACAAGGATATACTTACCAACCTAAACAAATAATTACCCAATCAGAAAAAACAAAACCTATTTCTGAAGGAAAAAATTTTATATGGCATATTCAGGGTGGTTTAGGTAAAAATATTGCTGGTACCGCTTTAATTAAAGATATTAAAACTAAATATCCTGATCGCAAATTAATAATGGTTACTTCTTGGCCTGAAGTATTTTTAAATAATTCAGATGTGGATAGAATATTTCAATTGGGTCAAGCTCCATATTTTTATGAAGATTATATTGAAGGAAAAGATGTAATTATTTCAAAACATGAACCATATAATCAATCAGACCATATTACTAAGAAAAAACATTTAGTACATAATTGGTGTGATTTAATGGATATAGAATATAAAAAACAATCCCCTGTTATTTTACCTAATTACCCTCAAGGTATGCTTTTAGGATTATGGGATAGACCAAAACCTATAATGGTAATTCAATCTGGAGGTGGACCTATGGAAGGCCAAAAATATTCATATTCCTGGACTAGAGATATGCCTATAGAAATAGCTCAGGAGATAGTTAAAAAGTATTATCAACAATACCATATTATTCAAATAACTAGACCAAATGGTTATAAATTAGATAATGTAGAAAGATTAGATCAAAAAATGTCTAATATGGAATTATTTTCTTTAGTAGTAAAAGCAGAAAAACTTGCTTTAATTGATTCTTGTTTACAACACGCTGCGGCTGCTTTAAATAAAAAATCTACAGTATTATGGGTAGGTACTTCACCTAATGTATTTGGTTATAATTTACATACTAATTTAACGGCAAAATTACCTAAAAAGGCTAACCAACTTATAGGTTCTTATACTTTTGATTATCAATTTGAAAATAATATTCATGAATGCCCTTATATGGATGTAAAACAGATATTTGACATAAATACAGTATTAAGTTCTATTTAATAAACCATATTTATCATATATAATATGATATGGCTTTTTTACTAAATACATCTTTTTCAGGAAGTTCTTCTCCAAATTTTAATTTAAGTGAATCTGCATTTAATACTTCTAGTGGAGGATACTTATGGTGGAATAATTCAAATAGTAAATTTGTATTTTGTGGTAGTAGTGACTTTAGTAGTTATCTTCCTACACCACCATCATATGATTTAGAATATCTTGTTGTTGCCGGTGGCGGTGGAGGTGGCCCTGGTAGTGGTGATGGTGGAGGTGGAGCTGGTGGATATCGTTCATCTGTAATAGGAGAATCTAGTGGAGGTGGATCCACAGCTGAAAGTACTATATGCATTCAAGATAATACTGCTTGGACAGTAACTGTAGGATCAGGAGGAAGTGTTTTCACTAATGGGGATGATAGTACCCTTACTAATGGTACCTGTACTATAACCTCTGATGGAGGAGGAGCAGGAGGAGATTGGGGTCCTTGGAATGTTGGTAGAGCAGGTTGCTCTGGGGGATCAGGTGGAGGAGGATCTTCAGGTTGGTCTTCTAGTCCTGGAGGTGGTGCCCATACTGCGGATCAAGGATGCCCTGGTGCACCTGGTAGTACTTGGTCTTCTTTTAGTGATCGTGACTATAATTCTGGTGGTGGGGGTGCAGCTGGTAATACAGGATGTAGTGCAACACCACATAAATCGGGAAATGGGGGAGATGGATTACAATCTTCAATCACAGGAACTCCTACTTATTATGCAGGAGGTGGAGGAGGTGGGATATATGCTGAAGGATCACCTGGTTCAGTAGGAGTTGGTGGTCAAGGAGGAGGAGGCACAGGAGCAGGTGGTGGTGCTGGGATGTCTTCGGGACAAAGTGGTATCCAATCTTCAGGAGGAGTTAACACTGGTGGAGGTGGAGGAGCTGGTTGTACTGGTGGATCTGGGATAGTAATAGTTAGATATTGTGGCTCTTCAGCTTGTGCTACAGGAGGGACGATATCAACTAGCGGCCCTCATATAGTTCATACATTTACTGAATCAGGTTATTTTACCCCAACATTATAATATTATGGCATATTTTGCAAGAGTAGTTAATGGTACAGTAACAGAAGTATTAAAAGGTAGTCAAGAATTTTTTGATACTTATAAAAGTGAAGAAGAAGGACAATGGATACAAACTTCTTATAACACAAGAGAAGGAATACACTACCAGGCAAATTCAGATAATCCTTCTGAAGACCAATCTAAAGCATTAAGAGGAAATTTTGCTGGGGTAGGGTGGAAATATGATAGTGAATTAGATGTATTTTACAAACCTCAACCCCATACATCTTGGACTTTAAATACTAGTTCATTTAAATGGGAACCACCTGTACCTAAACCTACAGGATCATTTGGAGGATTATATTATTGGAATGAAATTAATCAAGAATGGCTACATATTAGCTCATCAAATATATTATAAATGGCAGAATATTTAAATACCGCAGTAACTGGGTCATTTACTTTACCTTTATTTGTATCAACATCTTCAGCTAATACAAGTTCAGTTGGTAGTTTATTTTATAATTTAGAAGAAAATAGAGTATATTATACTTGCTGTCAAGCAGGAAGTAATGCCTGGACTTCTGCTGCAGCACAAATTACTCAAAAACTTTATGGAAACGCAGTAGGAACAGCTAATGATGCTTTTTCAGCAGCTGGGGGTGCTCCTGGTACTATATATACAAATGATACACAAGAATATAATGGTATTTCTTGGTCATCAGGGGGAAATTTACTATTTGGAAAAGTAAAAGGAGGAAGGGCAGGAACTGGAACATCTTCAGGCTTAGAAATTGGAGATAGATGCTCTGGTGCTCCTGGTAAATTTGTTTGTTCTGGTAAAACCCAACATTATGATGGTACTTCTTGGACAATAGGTGGAAGTATGTCTTATAATAGATATGGTTTAGCAGGTAATGGTGTTGAAAATGCTGCTTTAGCATTTGGGGGTGTAGGACCATCATATTCCGTTCAATCTGCAACCCAAGAATATGATGGAAGTAGTTGGTCAAATGGAGGAAATAATATTAATAAAAGACAATATTTTACTTCGACAGGAACACAAAATGCAGCTATATACCAAGGTGGAAGACAATTTGTATCACCATATTGTGCTAGAGTAGAATCATCTACATATAATGGTACGGCATGGTCTTCAGGACCCAATGGAATTACAGCTAAAACATCTCATGGTTCTGCGGGTACAACTAATGATACTTATATAATAGGAGGAAGCACTCCCTCAGGGGTAACTTGTGTTGTAGAAACATTTGATGGTACCTCTTGGTCAACTTCTCCACTTAATTTACCCTCAGTTTGGTATACAGGAGGTGGGGATAATGCCAATGGATCAGGTAATGCCATAGCATTTAGTGGTTGGGATAATTGTAATTCATTAGCAGTATCTTATGTACTCGAAAATACACCAGGAGGAATTGGTACTACTATATTAGGGGCATATGCTTCAGGATCAAATACTTTATTATCATCTTAATTATGGCATTTTTACAAGACTTATCAATTAGCGGTTCATTTTTTGTAGGTACATCTTCTGCCGAATATAAAACAACAGATCCTGGAACTTTATTCTGGTGTGATAATGAAAATAAAATGTACTATAGCTACTATTCTGGTAGTTGGCCTAGCTCTTTCTTTTCTGGAAGTACTTTTTTAGAGGAAAATTTATATGGTGGTACTTGTGCTTTTACATGTCAATTAGTTCCTTATGTAGCAGCTCAACCCGGGACATGCGCTTATTCGTCAATCACAAATATATCAACAGGTAGAGCTTGGGGTGGTGGAGCAGGAGCTACTGGTGATGCTACAGTAATATGGGGTGGTTATATAAATCCTTCAAGTCAATGTGTTCAATGTACTGAAGAATATAATGGCTCATCTTGGTCTGCTGGTGGTGCTTTAATTAGAAGAATGTACCATCAAGAAATATCAGCGGGAACTGCTGATGCGGCCATATATTTAGGGGGTTATTGTGCTCCTGCTTATAGATGTTGGATGGAAACTTATAATGGTTCTTCATGGGCAACTGGTCCTAATTCTCCTTCTAACCAAACTAGAGGATCAGGAGCAGGAACAACAAATTCTTTTATAACAGCAAGAGGATATGTAGCACCCTCTTATTTATCCACTTCCCAAATATATAATGGTTCATCTTGGTCATCAAATACTTCTGTACCCGGAGGAGGTTCACATCAACCAGGAGGAGCAGGAGAAAGTTCAGATAGTGCTTCTACTTTTGGAGGATATAAAGCACCTTCATGGTCCCCAGGTAGATGTGATCACTATATATGGGATGGAAGTTCATGGTCAGCTGGTGCTTGTTTAAATAATGGTAGAGGATATGCTCAAGGTGCCGGAACTGTAAATGCTTCCTTTTTAGGACATGCCGCAGTGCCTGCTTCTTGGCCTAGTTTTAATTATATTTGGACTGAAACATATAATGGTACCTCATGGTCAACAGGACCTAATGGACCAACAAATAGATATGGATCCCAGGGAACAAGTCAAACTAGCACTTCTGTTGTTGGAGCAGGAGGATATCCTGGTAGTTATCCTTCCACTACTGGAACTTATGTATGGTGTGAAACACCAGTAATCCCTCAACAAGGAGGAAGTGGGTTAACAATTTGTACTTATAATACTATATCTTCAATATCTACTTCTAGACAAGGAGGAGGAGGGGCTGGAGAATCAGAAAATTCGGCGGTAATATTTAGTGGTTATAATAATCCATCATATACAAGTGCTACTGAAGAATGGGATGGATCTTCTTGGAGTACTGGTGGTAATAATATTTATGCTCTTTATGCTACTAGAGGAACAGGAACACAAAATGCAGCTGTTAGAACTGGTGGGTACACTACTCCTACATATAGAACATGTCATGAACAATATAATGGTACTAGTTGGGCATCTGAAACTGCAATCCCTTCTGCTAAGGGATATCAAGGAATGGTAGGAACTACAAATGATACATTGCAAATAGCGGGTTATTATTCTCCATCTGGTAGGTTAAATACTGTTGAAAGTTATAATGGTACTTCATGGTCAGCAGAAACCGCTGCTCCTATGTATAATCATGTATTTAATGAAGCAGGAGAATCTAGTAATTCAGCTCTTATGGCTGGTGGTAATGTAAATGCTTATGGAAACTGTGCTCATGCAGATTATAATGGTACTTCTTGGTCTGCGGGGCCCAATATGGCTACTGGGGTTGGTTATGGAGTAACAGGTGGTACAGTAAATGCTGCAATGACTGGATTTTCAAATTTATCAGGTGCATGGCCTTCATTTACACGTTGTACTGAATTATATGATGGAAGTACTTGGTCTGTTGGGCCTACTTATAGTTGTAATAAATATGGGGCACAAGGTAGTTCACAAAGTGGTACTGGTGTTGTAGGAGCGGGTGGTTATCCCGGTAGTTATCCTACTACTACTCTAGCTCAAACTTTTACACAAGTTTATGATCCCCCTGTATATAATTGTGAATGGATGAATTCACAATTTACAAGTAGTATTGCATCATGGTCTACAAATAGTGCTATAAATAATGCAAGAGCATATCATGCTGGAGCAGGTAGTACTTGGGATACATCTTTAATATTTGGTGGTTGCTATCCTGCATTAACTTGTACTGAAACTTTTTCTGGAGTTGCTTGGTCTACAGCTGGTGCTTTATCTACAGCCCAATATAGACAGGGAGGAACAGGAACTCAAAATGCTGCTTTATCAGTTTTTGGTTGGGATGGATCCACAGTAGCTGAAACAAATGAGTGGAATGGAACTACTTGGTCTGCAGGAGGAAGTGGTATAACAGGTAGATATAGAATAGATGCAGCAGGAAGCCAAAATGCAGCTATTACAGTTGCTGGTTGGCCAGCATCTTCTAATATTAACAATACTGAAGAATATAATGGTACTTCTTGGGCATCTGGAGGTAACTATGGAACTAGTATAAATTCAGTAGGGATAGCTGGAACTCAAAACTCTGCTCAATCTATAGGAGGAGATGGATATTCTACTACTTCTTGTACATATGATGGCTCTTCTTGGTCTTCAGCAACTTCTTTACCATCTGGAACCGGTTATGGAGTAGGATTAGGAACTACAGATGGATTTTTATATGTAGGAGGACAATGTACTCCTTCAGGAGTTTCTGGTCAAACTCAATTTTGCTGGAATGGATCTTCATGGTCAGCTATAGATAATATGATTACAGGAATGACATTTGCAGGTGCAGGAGGAAATGGATCATCAGCTACTATTGGTGGTGGATGGAGAAGCCCAGCAGCTACTCCAGTAGGTTGTGTTGCTTGTTCTGAATCTTATATTCCAACTACTGTAAATCATATTAAATTAGCATATATTTCAGGATCTGGAGCTTAATTTGTTTTTTTAAAATAGTTTTATTATATTATAGGTTATGAAACAAACCATATTTTACCAATCTTCCATGCCTAGGGCAGGAAGTACTTTACTACAAAATATTGTAGGACAAAATCCACAATTTCATGTTACACCAACTTCTGGTATGATTGATATGATGCTTGGTACTCGTATTGGGTATAATGGCAACCATGAATCTAAAGCAGGTGATGTTAAACAATGGAAAGAAGGATTTTATGCTTATTGTAGAGAAGGTTTTAAAGGATATGTTGCTGCTTTAACAGATAAACCTTATATTTTAGATAAAAATAGAGCATGGGGTGCCTACTACTCTATAATGAACGAGATATTAGAAGAACCACCTAAAATTATTTTTATGGTTCGTGATTTACGAGCTATATTTGCTTCTATGGAAAAAAAATTTAGGTCAAGACCCGACACAGATTATGGTGAAATAAATAATGCTACTTTAGAAGGTATTACAACACAATTAAGAGTAGAAAAATGGTCATTAGGTCATCCTGTAGGATATGCTTTACATAAACTAAATCAAACATTATTAGATAAAACCGCACAACATTTTTATTTTGTTAGATATGAAGATTTATGTAGTTTTCCTGAAGATACTTTTAAGGGTATATATAAGTTTTTAGAGTTAGAATATTTTCAACATAATTTTCAACATATACCTCAAATTACAGTTGAAGATGATGATGTACATGGAATATATGGTGATCATACTATTAGAAATACTTTAGGAGCATTACCAGATGACACAAAAGAAATATTAGGTAATCACACCTATAAATGGATTTATAATAATTTTAAGTGGTATTTTGATACCTTTGAATACAAATTATGATATATTGGTTTTATGGACAACCTGGATCAGGTAAGACAACATTAGGAGATGCTTTAGGTAAAGTACTAGATAATGGAATAAATAAAGTTATTAGAATAGACGGAGATGAAATGCGAAGCATTTTTAAAAATACCGACTACTCAGAAGAAGGAAGAAAAAAAAATCTTAGAAAAGTTAATGATTTAATTCGTTTTCTATATCATAAGAATTTTACGGTTATAGTTTCTGTAGTAGCTCCTTTTATGGATGTAAGGGATGAAATAAAAGATTTAGATCCCATTATGATATATTTACATACATCTGAAATTAGAGGTAGAGAAAAATATTTTGCTGATAATTTTGAGGTAGGTAAAAAAGATAAACATATAGATACTACTAACAAATATATTAAAGATACTATAGATGAAATACTCTCTATTCATAGGTAGATGGCAACCTTGGCATGAAGGCCATCAATGGTTAATTGATCAAAGATTAAAAGAGGGCAAAAATGTTTGTATAGCTATACGAGATGTTGAAACTGATGAGAATCAACCTTGGCAGGCTGAATATATAAAAGGCTTATTAATAGATCGTTTTGCCCATGAAATCCAAACTAAAAGAATTAAAGTAATTATTATACCTGATATTGAATCAGTAAATTATGGTAGAGGAGTTGGTTATAAAATTATAGAACATGTTCCTCCTCAACAAGTAAAAGAAATATCAGCTACTAAAATTCGAGAACAAATGAGAAAAGATGGAAAGTTATAAAAGTACAGTTATTAAAACTCTTATATGGAGAGTAATAGCAACTTCTATTACTATTCTTTCTGGATGGTTAGTAAGTGGTGATTGGAAGTTTGGACTAGCAGTTGGGGGATTAGATACTATTCTTAAAACTGTTGGATATTTTAGTTTTGAAAGATTTTGGTCTAATTTTTCTTTAAAAAAATAATAATATTTATCACTAAACCCCTTTTATGAGTTGGACCTATAAACAAAACAAAATAGGCGATATCTCACAATTTCCAGAAAATACTTTAGGATTTATCTATATGGTTACACATAAACCCACAGGTAAATCTTATATTGGAAAAAAAGTCCTATATCATACTAAAAAAATGAAAATAGGAAAACGTGAGTTAGCTAAAATGGAACATGTAGTAGGTAGAAAACCTGCTTTTAAACTTGCAGTTAAAGAATCAGATTGGATTACATATTATGGTTCTCATGCAGAAATTAAAAAAATATTATTAGAAGAAGGACCAGAAGCATTTGATAGAGAAATACTTAAAGTAGCTAATAGCAAAAAATTACTTACTTATTATGAGGTAAAATATCAAATGATATATCAGGTATTAGAAAAACCTGAAGAATATTTTAATGATAATGTGTTAGGAAAATTTTATACTAGAGATTTTGCTGATGCTGAATTTGAGGATATTTTTGAAGATTAAATTAAATGTTATATATTACCGTTTATGGTAAACCAGTTATTAGTTAACTTAGTTAATTCTGTATTAGGATCGGGCAAACAAACAGCACGTAACAATTATGCTTACCACTGTCCTTTTTGTCACCATCATAAACCTAAAATGGAAGTTAATTTAACGGAAAATAGAGAAGGTAAAAATCCTTGGCACTGTTGGGTTTGTGATAAAAAAGGTAATACATTATATCAATTATTTAGATTAATAAAAGCCCCTATAGAAAAAATTTCAGAGGCAAAATCATTAATATCTTCTTCCCGTTCTATTAAAGATACTAAAATTCAATATAGTATAGCATTACCTAATGAATATATATCTCTATCTACTGGTGATTTAAGTGATATATCTGCTCGCCATGCCATAGCTTATTTAAAGAAAAGAAATATTAGTAAATACGATATTTTAAAATATAATATAGGTTACTGCAAAGAGGGTAGATATGCAAATATGATTATCCTTCCAACTTATGATAAAGATGGTAGTTTAAATTATTTTACTGCTCGTTCATTTGAACAAGAACCTTATGTTAAATATCGTAACCCAGAAGCATCACGTAATATTATCCCAAATGAACATTTAATCAATTGGGAAATTCCAATTGTTTTATGTGAAGGGATGTTTGATGCTATAACTATTAAACGAAATGCTATTCCTTTATTAGGAAAAAATATTCAAAGTAATTTAATGAAAAAAATAGTTACTTCAATAGTAGATAAAATTTATATTGCATTAGATAAAGATGCAATTAAACAAGCTTTACGTTTTTGTGAAAATTTAATGGCAGAAGGTAAAGAAGTCTATCTTGTAGACATGCAGGATAAAGACCCAAGTGAAATGGGCTTTGTTAATTTCACTAAATTAATCCAAAATACTTTCCCACTTACCTATTCAGGTTTAATGGAAAAAAAATTATCATTATGATCAAAAAATCATATGATCGTATCCTAGAGATATCGGATGATCACAAACAAATTACTTTACCAGATTCACGCTATTATAGACGTAATGGAGAATTTTATCCATCTGTTACCTATGTTTTAAATTGTTATCCTAAGGGTAAACATTTTGAAGATTGGCTTAAAAGACATGGTTATACTGCGGATTATGTAGTAAAAAAAGCTGCTGAAGAAGGAACAGCAGTACATGAGTTAATTGAAGAATATTTTGAGGGTAACGAAATGAAATACCTAAATGATAAGGGTAATCCTAAATTTAAACCTGATGTTTGGAGAATGTTTTTAAAGTTTGTTGATTTTTGGGAAACTCATAAACCAACTCTTATTGAAACTGAAACTCATTTATTTTCCGATGATTTAAAAATAGCAGGTACTGTTGATTTAGTATGCGAAATTGGAGATGAAAGATGGATTATAGATTTTAAAACATCTAATCATATGCAAACCACATATGAATTACAATGTGCAGTTTATGCTCAATGTTATGAAGAATGCTATGGGAAAAAAATAGATAGAGTAGGAATGTTATGGTTAAAATCAAGATCTAGGGGTGAAGATAAAAAAGGTGATAAATTAAAAGGTAAAGGATGGGAAATTCATGAATCTCCCCGTTCACAAGAAGAGAATCTGGATATATTTATGGCCGTAAAAAAGATATTTGACTTAGAAAATCCTAAGCATAAACC